ACGGTCAGCTGCTCTGCCGTGGTCGGCACGCGGTAGCCGTGCAGCGTGAGCGTGCCTGCAGCGTCCGGCACTGGCGCTACGGTGTAGCTGTCGCTGGCGATGTCGACGATGATGCGGCGGGTGATGCTGCCGGTGTCGGTCGCCCAGTTCGGCTCGTGGATCTGCGCAACGGCGAGCGAGGTGATCTCGATCGGATCGTTGCTGGCGCTGTGCTCAGCGCGCGACAGCTCGAACCAGCCCGCCGGCATCGCATAGGCTGCGGTGCCGATCGCCAGCACCTGCGTGGTCGTGGCGCGCAACAGGCGCCCACGCTTGCACGCTTCCGCAATGCCGTCGTTCAGCGCCTCGATGCCGTGCGCAGTGGAGTGCAGCTGCGGCTCGGCGTTGTCGTCGATGACCTGGCGCCAACGCGCCAGCAGCTCGCGTTGATTCACGGCGTGAGCGCAGCGATGCGCGACTGGATCAGCGTCACCACCGACGTGCGGGGTGCCGGCGTGGTCGACGCCTGCTCAGCAGCCAGCACAGCCTGCAGCACAGCCAGATCCTCGACGGTCGTGATGATGGAGCGCAGGTCGGCAACGGTGGATGCACGCAGCGCGGCGGCGCGCTCATCCTGCTCCGGCGTGAGATCCACCGGCGACAGTGCGATGGCCGGCGTTTGCGGCAGACTCGGCGGCGGCGAAGTGATCTCGACCGGTGCGGGCTGGCGCGTTAGCGCTACGGGCGGCGTTGCGGCCTTGTAGCCCTCGGTGATCGAAAGTAGGCGCTCGATGTGCTCGGGGTCGTCGACCTCGCACACGTGCGGCGACTGCGGGTTGTTGTCGAGCGGCCGAAAGAAATACTCGCGCGTGCCGAGTGACACCGGCGCGTGTGGCCGCTTGAACAGAGATTCAATGAGCATGGGGGTGTCCTGGAGCGGAAGGAAGCGAAGGGGCGGTTGCCCGCCCCCTCGTCAGATCACGCGTGAGCCGGCCGGAAGGCCATCTTGAACACGATCTTCTTGGCGACCACACCGGTAGCAACGGCCGTTTTGACGGTGGCGATGATCAGGCGATCTTCGTCACTGGCAGCGGCGTTGTACGGGTCGATGAGGTTCGGCGCGTGGTTGTAGTACGCCTCGGTTCCACCGAGCGCAACCCCATCGAAAATCAGATCCAGGTTGCCATCGATGCCGACGTCGAGCGTGCCGGTCGGCGCGGCGTTGCTATCCAGTTCCTCGAACCGGACGCGGCACAGGTCCGGTTCGAGCACGTACCCAGCGGGCCAGTAGCACACATCGATGGTGTCGTTAATGGCCGGCGCGACAGCAGCGCCGAACTGGTATTCCGACTCGATGATGACGGGCACGCCAATCTGCCCGCGGTTGGTGATCGGCGCGTTGGACGCGGCGCCGCGCGTTGCGACATAAGCAGCCATTTTGAAACTCCTGAACTTGAGCGGTGGTAGACAGCGCCGGCATTGCTGCCGGCGGTGTCAATCGCTGATGGGTTACGCCGGGTCGGCGGCGGCGGTGTCGATCGAGATAACACCGTAGTCGTAGCCGTTGAATCGGGACTTCTTGCAGCCCACGATTACATCGGCGCCGATGATCAGGTCGTTACCACGGTTCTCCATTTCCTCGTGCCACTGGAAGCGGAGGCCTTCGCCCGGCGAACCGAACGCAAGCACGCCAGCCTGGCGGCCAAGGAACAGCGCGCGCGCTGCAGCCACGTTGTTGCCCGCACCGTAGTCGTTGAACCGAACCACGCTCTCGTGCGAGTGCAGGATGGTCCCGCGCAGCATGCCCAGCGCTTCCCCGAAGATCGGGTTGCTGCGGCCCTCGGCACCGGCGGCGGCCTTCTGGATGTCCAGCCAGTCGCCCGTGGTGCTCGTGGTGCGCATGTCATGCTCTTGGTACGTGTGCATGAGCATGCAGTAACGGCCGGTGCCCTCGATGTTGCTCGGCTGCAGCTTGGTCAGCGCGTTCTGCGCCGAGCCGCCGCCCATCGTGGTCGCCTTGGTCACGGCGCGCTCGACCACCGCACGGCTCATCTTGCCGCCGCTGGTGAGCGTGGCCTTGGAGCTGCCATCGCCGTACATGATGTGCGAGCTGTCCGGCGCCTGGATCGCGTTGTTGGCGCGTCCCGTCCAGCCCAGCGGCCAGACGAAATCCGGGTTGATACCGCGGGCACCCGACAGGTAGATGAAAATCATCTCGTCGAACAGGCGCGCCCAGTATTCCCGGAGGCGAGCGCGGGCGATCGTGCGCAGGTTGTGGAGCGTGCGCTTGCGGCTCATCTTGCCGCCGGCATTCACACCCTTATACATCTGGTCGATGCGCACGTAGTCCTGGAAGAACTTGAGGTTCGACTCAGAGCCTTCGCGGGCGGCATCGCCCTCCACCGGCACGCCGTTGACGGCGACGCTGATGTCGTACTTGACCTCGTCACCGTCGTCGGATTCGAGATCGGTCTTCAGCTGGATCGGCAGCGTGTCACCGGTGCCCATCATCTTGCGGGTGAAATAGCTGGACTTGGAGATGTCGACGAACAGCGACGCGCTCCAGAGTTTCACTGCTTGGGGGCTGTTCAGCCCAATTACGGTCTGTGCCATGGCATGAGTTCCTACATTGCGAGTGGGTTGTCGGCACTCATGCGCCTGGGTGTTGCATCCTCAGCACTCGTGCGCTGGGGAGTTGCCGGCCGCGTGAACGGCTTGGGCGGATCCTTGACTTGCGTGACACGGTCGGGGCCATCGATGCGCACGCGGATGCGCGCGCCGGTCTTGGCCTCGATCGTTACCGTGGTGTCAGCGATGCGGATCTGGTTGCCGGGCACCAGATCCAGATAGAGCGCCATCGCTTAGGCTTGCTTCTCGACCACGCTGTACGAGCCGGGCGTTTTGAGCAACAGCTGCTCGATCTGGTCGCCGCTCATGCGCATCAGCGCGGACTCGGCGTCCTCGATCGACAGATTGGCCAGCGCGCCCACGTCGTGGTGCACCGGCGATGCGGTCGATGCAGACGGCGCACTGGCCAGCCGCGGCGGAATGCCTGAGAGGTCCGGCGTGCGCGAGGGCGGGCCGGCTGGCGCTGCGGCCATGCCGGGCACGACAGCCCGGAACTGCTTGTATGCCTCGCCCAGCAGTTCTGCGTTTCCGAGCTTGCGGCCCGTTTCCGCGTCGATGCGGTCGACCAGCGACTGAAACAGCTTGTTGCGCGTCGGGTCAGCGAGGTCGGCATTCTCCGGGCGCTGCATCAGCTGCACCGACAGATCCTCGAAGGTCTGCGCCTGCACCTGCGCGTTGTGCGCCGCGGTCTGCGTGCTGATCTGCGAGCCGATCGCCTGCAGCAATCGTCGCTCGGTTTCGGCCGCCGTGATGGCGTCGCGCTTCTCGTCGTACTCCGACTGCAGCAGATCGCCCTCCTCCATTGCAGCCTTAAGTGCTGCGCGCTCGGCCGCGAAGTCGCGCGCTGCGAGTTCTGCCGGCACCTCGATGTTGATCGTCGGCGCGACAGCCACCGGCGCCTGTGCCTGCAGCACTGGCGCTTCGACGACGGGCGGCACTTCCGGAGCGGCTTCCGGCGCCGGCGCGTCTGCTGCAGCCTTTGCGGCCGCTGCGGCTGCGCGTTCGGCCTCATCCGCCTCGATGACGGCACGTTCGCCGTCGGTCAGCTCGTCAATCCCGCCCTGTGTTTGTGACTCGGTCATATGGCACCCGGTTGTTGGTTGGCATTCGCGATGACCTGGTCGGCAGTTGGTGCAAACGGCAGCATCTGCGCGATCAGTTGCGCGGTGGTCAGGGCCTTGCCCTGTGTATCGACTCGCTGCGACTCCGCATCTGCGAGTAGCTTCTTGGCCTGCGCTTCGGTGTACGTAACATTGGCGCCGCGCTCGCGCTGCACCATGGCCTGTTCCTCAGCTGCAGCCTGTTCCTTCTGCTGTCGCTTGGCCTGCTGCTCGGGATCGTTCTCGGATCCTGGGTCAGCGTGTCCGTTCAACTCACGGATGCGCTTGACGATCACGTCCTTGCCCGGCAGGTCGGTCAGGTCAATGGCCAGATCCAGCAGCTGCAGGCCGATCTGCGGATCCAGCTGACCGATCGTCTCCATCAGCTGCTCGGCCATCGCGAGGCGCATCGTTTCGCGGTAGTCCTGCGCGTCGACCACGAAATCAGCCTGCTGCGCCGTGATGTCGTTGTGGTAGGTCCACTCACCGGTGGTTTCATCGAACACCGGCGTATTGATCTCCATCCAGTCGATGGAATGCTGGTTCTCTGTGATCCGGAACTGCATCGGCCCGGTGCAATACTGCTCGGCCAGGCTTAGTACCTTCTGCCCGCTGATTTTGAACGCGAGCCTGTAGTTGTCGAACAGCGCCGCGGTGGTCAGCGCGCCTTCGCTCTGCTTGGCCTGAATCGCCCGGCCGCTCTGGGCATTGGTGTCGCGCCCCAGCTGCTCGCGGTTGACGCCGGTGCCGTCGTGAATGTGCGCGGATGCCACTTCGGCGAGGTTCACCTGCCCTGCGGCCAGTGCCTCACCTCGAAGGATCTCGAAGCGCTTGCTGCCGGCGCCGTTCTTGGCGCTGTTGAGCTTGATGATGCCGTCCGGTCGCGCGGCGTTGTCCGCCACGTCGTCCCAGTCGTTGACCGCATCCTCGTCGCCAATGACCTGGTTGGCCGCCAGGTGAAACTGCGCCTTGCTCATGCGCTTGTTGAAATCGCTCTGCGCATCGCGCACGCCACGAATCACGCCGTAGGGCATGCCGTCGCGGTCGCGCCTGAACCCCCAGTATGGCGTGAGGCTGAACCGGTCATGCCGCATCGGCATCTTGTCTGACCGCAGCACCCCGTTCGGAACCCACAGCGCGTAGTGGATTTGCTGCCGGATCGTGTCTGACAGGCTGATCGCCCCATCCTGGTACAGCTTCACCAGATCCGGGTTGCTCGGATCAAACCACTGGCCGTGATTCCCACCGTCTCGCGCCGTGATGCGCTTGGCCGCCACCGGCTTGCGGAACTGCGTCTCGATGATCGTGACGCGCATACGCAGGCCGTAGGGCGCGATCCCTGCCCAGTTGCGCGATACCCTTGTGCGGCCGAACTCGTCCGCCCGCAGCCACAGCTGCGGCACGTCCTCGTCCGACATTTCATCGTCGATGTCGAAGCCGAGCCGGCCCTCGATGTTCGCTGCCGACTGAATCAGCGCCTCGTGCTCCGGGAACATCGCCACCGCATATTCCACGTCAAGCGTGCGGCGCCGATGGATGTAGCGCGCGTCCTTGAGCTGCAGGTGCCGTGAGTGCGGGTCCAGCCACACATTGCGCCATGACTCGTGCTCGCACAGCACCGGCGGGTCGTTCGGGTCTGTCGTGACCGTCTCATCGGTCCAGCCGATGCCGACCTTGACCTGATCCTCGAATGCGCGTGAGCGCTCCCAGCTGAACCCGTTGACGTCGTCCAGATACTTCATGAAGGCCTGTTTGGCCTTCGCCGGCTCCGTGTCCTGCGGTCCACGCGGGCGGATGTTCCAATCCAGCCGGCTGCGTCGCTCCGTTCCCAGCAACCAATCGGTGGCGATCTTGACCTTGTTGAACACCAGCGGCGCCTGGAACCGCGCGTGCATTTCCGCGATTTCCTCGGCGGTGTACTGCTCGTGGTCGTAGAACGCGGCGTCGGTCGCCTGCTCTGCGCGGTTCTGGCTGTGCCGATCGCGTGCGTCATACCACCAGTCGCTCAGCTGGCGCAGCAGCGCACTGTCATCCTTGCGCGGCGCTTGCGCGGCCGCGGTCGGCGTCGCCGGCTCCATGATCATCAGCGGGCGTCCAGCATGATGACCTTGTCACCCGACTTGTGCGTCGCGGTGACGCGCACGCCGTCCTGCTCGATCTGTCGCGCGAACTGCTCCGGCGTCTTCACCGGTGCCGGCGTCTTGCGCAGCAGATCCTGCGTCCACTCGTAGACCGTGTCCAGGATGCGGAACACGTGACGCTTGTCGACGAACCCCTCCGAATACAGCGTGTCGGCGGCCTGCATCGCATTCAGCATCGCAGCGCGCGGGTTTCCCTCTTGGCGGATGTCCCATTGGTGCGCATCGTCCATGTAGATGCACACTTGGCGCTCCGGCCGCAGATGGTGCGACAGCACGAGTACCGGCTGCCGGCGCGTCGACCCCTCGGTCTTCACGCCATAGCCGAACTCGACGCGCAGGTCTCCTTTGCGCCCGGTGGCGTAGATGTCGGTTGCGTTGCTCATGCCAGCTTTTCTGCACGCAGCTTTGAGCGCAACTCATAGCCAAGCAGCGGCCAGATCTTGTCTACGGCATTTTGCCGCGCGATCTTGCGGCCGATAGCGGCATCGAAGTTGTCTGGGCTTGCGCAGGCTGACTCTCCCGTGGCAGTGAACCCGTTCCGCATGACCAGAACGCAAAACGTCAATACAGCGAGAGCCCCTGGCACTCGGTGAGGATGGATTGCCGTTGCCTTTGCGCCATCCTCGGCCGTGAAATAATGCTCGCTTGTGATTTCCGCCTCGATGGCTGTCGGTGTCACGCGTGGCGCGGTCAGGCCTTTGGCGAGGATTTCAGATTCGATGTCCATCACGTTGCTCATGCGGTCTTCCAGTTCCCAGGGTTGCCCTTCTTGCGGCGCTCCTGGCGTTGTTTTTCGGGCTCGAACCCCTGCGCGGCCTGCCTGAAGGCATCCACCCAGTTGCTCGACCAGTCGTGTAGCGGGTGATCGCGGAAGGTGCCGGTGACGTCCGACCACTCTTTGCGGTACGTGGCCAGCGCCGGCAGCAGCCCAACGCCTTCGCCCTCCAGCAGCTCTCCGCACCGCACCTTGTCGAACCGGCACAGCGGCAGCATCTGGCGGGTCATGTCGATGCCTTCGCCGATCGTCGATATGCGCGGCACCACCTTGACCTTGAACCCCAGGCCTTCAAGCACTTCACGCCGGCTCTTGCGGTCCTCGCGTGAGTAGTCCGTGACCGCCGCGTCATGCGGCAGGTGCTGGAACCCGTACACGTAACCGCGCTCCATCGCGCGCTGCTGCAGCCACTGGGCGTAGTGGTGGATCGCCTCGCCGTTGTTGGCGTAGCTGTCGATCCAGTCGTAGTAGTCGCCGTTGTGCTGCATCAGCAGCAGCACGTTGGTGTCGTTGCTGCCGATGTCCCAGAACACGTGCACCTTGGCGCCCGGCCGCACTGGCAGCGGCTGCAGAATCCGCCCCTCAGACTCTGCTCGCGTCATCAGCTTGCCGAAGTACGTGCCGTCCTTGGCCGCCTTGAAGGCTTCTTCCGGTGTGGATGGGTACTCCTTCCACATCTGGTCGCCCTGCTCGATCCGCTTCTTGGCGTACCAAGCGCGCTGCGATGGCGTCAGCGTGTAGCCCGTTTCATCCTCGACCGCGGCGAAGTATTCCGCCAGCTCGTCGCTGATCTCGACCCCATCAGGGTCCAGTTGGTACGTCGGATCCTCGAACCACGGCAGGAAATGGACCTTGTAGTCCATCTGCCCCAGCTTCGCGGTGCCCGATGCGATGCGCCGCTGCAGCGTGAGGGCCGCTTGGCACTTCGCGTAGAAGTCTCCGAAACTGCCCTCGGCCGTCGACTCGATCGTGACGTAGTTGCCTGGCGCGACCGTGTTCAGCGCACCCGACTGGATTTCCTTTGCTCGGAGCGGATCTCGCGAACAGATGCGGCCGTATTCCGATATGTGCAGCCACTGCAGCGTGCCGGAGCGATGCGACAGTGACACCGTGATCTTCGAGCCGTTCGACAGCTCGAGCACGCCATTCATGTCGCGGCGTTTCACCGGCCTTGCGGCGCGAATCGATGCGGGCAGCTCGTCGTAGGCAAACAGAATCTTGTCGATGAACGCTTCGCGCGCATCGTCCTTGGTGTGAAACACCAGGCCGCACGAGGTGTTCGAGCGAAACAGCGCGATGTCCAGCGCGCGGATGCACGCCCAGGTCGTGATTCCGTGCTGGCGCGCTTTCAGGATGATGTTGAGGTTGTGCAGGCCAGCGTCTACACGCTTCTGCACCGCGTTCAGCCGGAACCGTCTCAGGTTCCCGTGCTTGTCCTTGATCTTGTAGAGATTGTTGAGGCGCCACTCGCGCGACGCCAGCTTTTCACGTAGCGATGCCTCAACCGCCGAATCCGGTGTCGGCGCCGTCGAGTTCATCCATCATTCTCCGCAAGTCGTCGCCTCCCGCCTGCTCTGGCGTCTTGGCATCTTTGATGCCGTGTGCGATTCGCTCGATCGCATCCAGGTCGCGTAGCGATGCCACCAGTTGCCGCGCTGTCTTGGCCAACTGCTCGACCTGCAGCGCAGCAAGCGTGGCCAGCACTGCTCGCCTGATCTCCGCGTCATCGAGCGCCATTGCCGCACCACCCAGCGCCGTGAGCGTCGCCTCGATGTCGGGCGCTCTGTCCATCATCTGCGTAAGCCGGTCCAGCACGCGCTGGACCGTTACACGCGCTGCGCGCTGGTCTGCGCGCTGGCGCCCGATCACCGTGGCCGTGGCCTCGATGAACGCCGTCTGCACGTCATCCGCGCTTGTCAGCGGCCTGCCGGTGGCGTGCTCTGCCACGTGGCGCTGCACCGTAGCGGCGATGCGCCCAGCGACGTCGTCCGCGTCCGCGCGCTGCGCGCCGTTGCGTTTCGCCAGGCGGTACACGTAGGTGTCGCTGGTTTCGAACCGCCGCGCGATCTCGCGCACGCTCATCGCGCTGGCTGTGAACGCGTCCAGGATGGCGCGATCACGCGGTGTCACAGCTGTTGCACCTGCCGTTGCACCGCAACGCTTCCGTTGCACGTGCGTTGCCCCACCGCTACCGCCCGTTTTCCTTGTCCTACCAGCCTTTCCGGCCATTTCCACACCTAGCTCTTAGTTCCCTCTCGCGCGTGCGCGTGGAGGTGCAACAGGTTGTGCAACATCAGGGCATGTACGCCTTGCCCTTCGCCCCCGGCAGCAGCCCCGTCTGGATCCACTTACCAACGTCATCTCCAGACACGTTGCGTTTCAGTCCGTAACGCTTGAGCTTTGCGTCGATGCGATCTGCTGCGGATTGCGGGAACACCAGATCGTAATCGGTCACGAGTTGGGCCAGCGTCATCTGCTCCATGTGCTCGCCCAGCAGCGCGCGAACATTCTCGTGCAGCAGCATCTGCCGCTTGCGCTGTGCGTCTGCGCTGTCGGCCGTCTTGCCGTGACAGCCACAACCGCCACCGAGGTCAGCAATGCGGATGCCGCGTCGAACGTGCTTTTCGTAGACCTTGGCGACGTCGATCACGGTCTTGGTGTCTGGCGTAATCGGCTCGCCTGCGTAGGTGATCTCAGCCGTTGCCAGCCTCAAACACTCCAGCCTGATCCCAACCAACGGATTCACTTCGTCGCCCTCTCGTTGTGCCTGTTCACGCACGCCCACAAGGCGCGCAAGCGCTCTGCGAGCTGCGCGGCGTCGCCTGCCATCGCAACTTCTTCTGTCGTTGCATCGGAGGCGTTCGCGGCTCGCGCGGGCGCAATGTCCGGCGCGGCCGGCACCTGACAGTCGATGCGCTCAATGACCACCACGCGCTTGGTTGGCGGCGGCGGCGGCGGCGGCGGCTTGCTGGTAGGCATCAGCGCGCAGGCGCTGCACGTCATCAGGCAGCACACAAGTAGCCAAATTGCTCGCACTCAACGCTCCCTTGAGCTGCGCGCCGATGCTGCCGGTGCGCTGCTCGATCGTCTTGATAGATGCCTGCACGGCCACAAGATCAGCGACGGCCTCTGAGGCGCGCTCCTTTCCCGAGTCCACCTGGTCGCGCAGTTCTGCGTTGGCTTCATCGCGCTCTTGGATCGCCTGCGCCTGCATTTCAGCCAGCATTTGCGTGCGGCCATAGTCGCGGCCGACAAACGCTGCGACCGCGATGGCCAGCACAGTGATGATCCAGCGCAGCCACTCCATCACGCGTTGAAGCCTTCAAACTCTTTGATGCGCTGGCGCCAGAAGTGTAGGTAGAACCTGCGGAGTGCCGTCTCTGCGGGCCCGATGCGAAGCGCGTGCTTGATCGCCTCGGCAAGATTTCTTGGCGCTGTCGGACTACGTAGGTTCACGCCGGGGGCACCCACGCATCAGCCGCGCGTACCTCGCGCACATACGCATCGATGAACGGCCGTGCCATCGTCTCCCACCAGCTGTCGAACACCGCATCAGCAATGCCGACAGCGCCCCAGGCTGCGCGAACCGCAACGCGCACCTCGATCAGCTTCTCGTTTCCAGTGGCCGTCGCTGCAAACTCGGCAGCGCGCACCGCCAGGCGCACGTACTCCAAGTCTGCGATCTGCTCCGGCTCCAGCGCCGCGGCCTTGTCGCCGAGCACCAGCAGCGCATTGGCATACGCCCGGCGCTCGCGCCAAAGCACCTCGATTGGCGGCAGCTTGGCCAGCTTCGCCCGGATCTTTGCCTTCGCGCTGGATACCCAGCCCTTCACCATTTCAAACACAGCAATCTCCTACCGATCAGACGGCGCAACGGCCGGCTTGGTCGATCCAAAGTAAGGTGCTTGCGGGTAGTGCGTGTGCGACGGCGCGCCCGCCGGCCACAGCACATGCACCACGCGGCTCAGCGGAAACTCGGCGACACTCACGGCGTTTCCTTGATTCCCGCCCAGCAGCCGCACAGATCCTTTGCTCACGCCTTCCAGAAACCCGACGTGCCCAGATGCCGGCCCGCGGTCGCTCGACAGCACCACGATGGCACCGAGCGTGTTGTCAGCGATCAGGCATCGGATGCCCGGCTCGAACCCCCGCGCGCGAGGCGTTCGTGGGCTGCGATAGCCGGCGCTCTCGATCGCAGCACAGGCAAAAGCCGCGCACCATGGGGTTTCGTCGTCGTTGACGTCGAGCGGAACTTTACCGATGTCCCAATACTGCACAACCCGCGGATTGTGCTTCGCCCCCACAATCTCACGCGTTCCAAATTCGCCGCGCGCCCAGGCAAGCCATGCTGGGATTAGCATTACGACACCATCATTGCGATGAGACTGCGCACAGCCAACACGAACAGGCCTACAGCAACACCGAGCGTGAACGCGGATACTTCTCTGTCGCTGTATCGCTTCACGGCGATTGGCCTTTGTCATTGTGGTCAGTGCGGCGTCGGCGTGGCGCTGGCGGTAGAACGCTGCCGAACCATCCACTAAACCATTGCGACCATGCCGCCTGTCCAAGCCTGAGCGTCACCCAGGCGACGAACGCAACGACGGTCGACAGCGCCAGCATCGCCTCCGCGGTATTCGGGAGGCTCGCCTCAATCACGCGGACGCCAGCAGCTGTTTCGATCGTTACCGCATGCGTCAAGCGCTGAAACAGGAACGGTGTGATCGCGATGCTTGTTAGGCTTGACACTGCCCACTTGAGCCCGATCGACCTTCGCGTTTCTGACGGCGCCTCCGGGACGATAGCCACGGATAAAAAACCTCCGATGATTCCGCCGATGGCAGCAACCCCAAGTGCGCCGTAGTCCGGCGGCAGGATGGCTGTTGCAACCCCGGCTGAGGCCAGTGCGTAGGCCGCCAGATCCGTCACGTGCTGATGCGACATTGTCGTCAGCCGCCGCAGTACAAACCAAATTCACGGCACATGCGTGGGTAGTGCGGTCCAGATGGTTGCGGCAGGGGCGTCACTGCAGCGCAACTGTCCTCGCCAACGTATGAGCCTGCCTGGAGCCACGTCCCACTTTCTCCGTTCAGGCTCAAGGTCAACCCACCAGCGCCATGAATTAGCGTCACAGAACCGACTGGCGTGGTCATCGGCCAGCGATACAGCTGCAACGTCAGCGGCGACTGATACGCTTGGTTGGGTTGCGCAACCCCAGTGACGTAGGACTGACCGCCCTGGACGCACATCACCGACACGCGGTGGTTGCAGTACGCGCCGGCGTTGATCTTGTCGATCATCACGTTGCACTGGCTGTGCACGCCAGTCTGCAGCCAGCCTGAATCGGTTGGCACCAGCGGCGCAGCAGCAACAGTCTCGCACAGCATGACGCACGCGGCGATTGCCGCGATCACGTGTCGCATGACGTACTCCAGTTGGTAGCAGGGGCCGGACTCGAACCGGCGACTTCCGGGGTATGAGCCCAGCGATCTGCCGCTGATCTACCCTGCGATAGAAATGCCGCGCGCCAGCGCGGCGAATGCACGAATGGCGTAACCAGCTAGGCTCTGGGTTTCATCGTACCCTGACAGAATGGCATGGAATAGTGGTCCGTTTCACGAGCCATTTTTGCGACCGCCTCTCACGGCTCAGCCAGCTGATCTCGCAGGTGCCGAACAGCATCCCTGCGCGCCGTGTATGCCTCTTGCCACATCCAGTGATACGCCGGCTTCACGGCCCTCGCGTACACCCCGCGGCTCACGCCAAGCAGATCCGCGCGCTCGCGCTCGCTGTAGCGCGTAAGCCCTGTACCAAAGCACCGCGGGCATGGTACCTCCCGTAGCCGGTCATCGCGCACGTAAGGCATTACGCCGGTGCCTGAGCAATCAGGGCAGCGCTCATCCTCGCGAAACTCGAACAGCACCCCATTGGCGATGCGTGCCATCAGCGTGCCGGTCAGGTCTTTCCACACCCTGTGCTGCGCCTCGATGACCTCGTCCGTGGCGCGACGCATGATGATGCGGGCTTTGTCGTTGCATATCTTCCCTGCCTGGCGCGCCATGTCCCGCTCCTCGCGCACAATCTCCGCCAAGTGCAGCGCGTCCGAGCGCGCGCGGTGTTCGCGCCTCAGACGGTCGCGCGTCTGCTGCTGCATCTGCTGCGCCGACAGCCACTGCGGGATCTCGTCATCGCTGTCGCGTTGGTCGCCCATCCAGCGCTGCCACATTTCTTCGGTGGCATCACTGTGTAGCGCCAGTTGCGTGCCCCATCGCATCCACTCCTTGTCGTGAGGGCGGCCGTCGTAGTCGACCGGTGCGGCAGCGCGTGAAGTGAAGACGATTGCTGCAATCAGATGCTGGCCGCAGCGCTTGTCGACCAGCGACAGCAGCCCACCGATTCCACCGTGCTGCATCATCGTAAACCCCCAGGCCTGCGCAGTTCGAGAGCAGTTTCCACATCGGCGATGATCGATCGGTCTTTCAGGTCGGCTGACGTGCACGGGAACACAATCCAGCCCATCAGCTGCGCTCTGCGACTCTTGCGACAGTCGCGCTTGAAGCCATCTGGCCGCACGTGGGCGCCGCGGCTATGCACCCCGCCCTGAACCTCGATGGCCACGCGCGCGGACAGCCACGCGAAGTCCAGTTCCCACCTACGTGGGGTATCAAATTGATAGTTGCGCTCGAACCCACCTAACCCGGCCTGCATCAGATCCACTACCAGCGCGCCCTCAAGATCCGGCGCGGCGCTGGACCGCTCACGCTTTGCCGACAGCGCAGCGCCAGCATTTGCCGGCTTCGGATCTGTAGGCAACTCGACGCGGGCAGGATCTTTGCCCGTGGTCTTCTTCCACGCGTCGTACTGCTCAGGCGTCCAACGGATTGTCACTCCGAGCCCCCGTCATAGACCGGCGGGATGGCGTAGTGGGCAATTGGCGTCCAGCCCAGATAGAGCATCCGCGCCATTTCCTCGCTCCATGCCTGCATCCGCCCTGCGTGGAACGTGCAGGGCCCGGCTGTGCGCGCGCCGTTGGTAAACTGCAGCGTCACCATGTAGATCCCTGGCTGCTGCGGCAGGCCGCGCATCCATGTCGGCAGTGCCTGGGCTTTTTGTGCAGCCACTACAGCCACTTCGCCAGCAGGCGCGCGACCAATGACGGCGCCTGCTTGGTGTCCTCCGGCTGCTGCGCGGCGCGCTCGCAGGCGGTTTCGATCTGACGCTCGGTAAACAGCGCCGGCACCCACTCCCCGCCTTGAGAGCGCACCCAGCACGGCACGTAGCGCGTGGCCTCGGCAAACCCGCGTTGCGCGTTGGGTTTCGGTGTTTTCACGATGATTCCGCTCATGTTTGGCTCCTGTAGTGATATGCGCGGGCACTGGTCATGCCGGCGCTGCAATACGCATTAACGCCTGCACCAGCGCCGAAGCGCGCGGCGCATCGCTGTCTTGCTTTGGTGGCGTGTAGGCCGCATCCGATGCCAGCGCGCATATGGCAGCCTCCACCAATGCGCCTGCTGCCTTGAGCTTCATCCCGGCCCGGCGATACGTTGCACGCTGATCCTCGCTGAACGTGAGTCCGGCGTTGCGGGCGGCCTCGAACAGTTTGACCGCAAGCTCGGCGCTGGCTGCCTCCGGCAACGGTGCCGACTGCACCTCCCGCGCAATGGCCCACAACCGTTCGTGCCTCACCAGCACACCCGTTGCTTTCGGCCACCCTGCCATGTTGGTTGCGCCGAAGTGGCCAGCACAGACGCGTTGTCCGCTCTCGGTCCTGATGGTTCCAGGGAGCGGGCAGCCATGGGCCGAACAGGCCTCAATTTGCCGCTGCGCTGGTGCCTGCGCCTGCCGCTGGTCGAACTGGTCGACCGGTGCTTCCCTTCGCTGCCGGCTCATGGAAATGGCCCTCGATGATCTTGGTGAAGTTCTTTGGAGCGAACAGCCAGTCGAACGTCAGTGCGAATGGTCTGGAGCTGCGGTCCCGCGGCGGCTTCTTGCCCATCAGGAACTCGCTGGCTCTGCAGTACCGGAACAGGCGGTCAAACCACGCCATGCCGTCGTCCTGCGTTGGCCAGCGGTAGTGCGCGGCCTTCTCTCGCCAGCGGGCTGACACGGCGCTGCTGCGGTGGGGCGGCCAGTCGATTGGCTGGTGCTGGTCGGGCATGATCTCGGCCCACAGGTCCATCATCCGCGGCCCTGGCGAGGCAGGCAGCTCGGCCCGCTTGGGCTTGGCAGCATCGGCATCGTCGCTGGTGGCGCTGGGCGGCGAGTCGGCAGACTCGTCGGCCCTGACCGTCAGGTCAGAATCTTTTGATCTTGGAGACGGAGACGGAGACGGAGACGGAGACGGAGCAGAGCGCGCAGCACAATTCAGCATGCTAGGCTCTGCTACTAGCAGACTTGCAGCATGCTGCTTATCTGCTACGTCGTTGTTTTCGTCATCGTGCGCGTCTGCTACACCGATGCGCGCGGCGTACTCAGGCATGCGTTCAGCAGCGCCGTCGCGTCCATGGTGCTTGCACAGCGCACGCCATGCAGCACGCTGGCGGCGGTCATCTGATCCTGCCGACCATGGCTGATGCTCTGCCCAGTCGTGCACCTGGTAGCTGCCAGCCTCGCCGTCGATGAACTTGACGGCAGCCAGCGCACTCACCAGCGCACCGTCTTCGCCATCCCAGTCTGCAGCCAACTCGATGTCCTCATCGGACATTCCGGACAGATCGCCTGTAGGGCGGCTCTCTCTGCACCACAGGAATAGGCACACCAGCGCCCACGGCCCGGCGGGCCCGAGGCGCTTTTTCAGCTTCTTGGTCTTTGGGTGCGCCGGAAATCCGGTAGCAAGCCGTGCGTCGCTCATGGCTACGCCCCTGCGCGATCCAGATCCCCAGCAATCTCCCGGAGGTAATGCGCCACGTTTGGCGGCATCAGCCCGGCCAGCGTCGTGAGGACGCTCTGCTTGATTCCCAGGTCAGCGATCACCGGCGGCGGCCGCTTGGCCCGCTCGATCAGCTGCTCAATGGCATGCAACTCATTCCCGACCGTGTCGACCCTTTCCTCTACGTCAGGCTCGCCAGCGCGGTCCGGATCGTCGCTGGCTTCGTCGTCCGGCCAGATGCGCTCGGCGATTGCAGCGCACTCTGCCTTGATGTCCAGCGCTGGCGGCTCTGTCGCGCGCGCGGCGCTGTGCTTCCGCACAATGTCGCCCAACGTGAGCTTTGGCGGCTCAGGCGCCGGGATCGGCTCAACTCGAATCGGCACCGAGCCAGCTGCAGGCGTGGTGATCTCCATGCGCGTCGCTGTAGGCGCACGCGCAGTAGTGCGTGCATCCTCCACCAGCGCCATGCACTCCTTGATGCCAGTGCCTGCCCGCATGCGCCGGCTGATCTGGCCTGCCTGAGCCAGCGTCCATATGGCCTTTGCAATCGCATTGCGGCCGTCGTGCGTGTCGCACCCCAATGCCTTGGCGATCTCAGCTGCCGTCCGCCACGCATTGTTGCTGCCGATCAGCGACCGCAGGTGCAGGTACACGTTGCTTGGCGCTGCCGGGCTTGTTGCTACCGGTTTGACTTCGCTCATCACTTCTTCCTCGCCCACCCGAAGCGCGGCCGCATCGGCAGCACCCACAGGTGACGCATGTTGGCGACGTCAACGACGTCGTCGTCAGGGGGGAACAGCTCGACGGCCCAACGGTCGCCGTAGCCGCATTCGGATTTCAGCCTCTGCATTTCGTCCCAGCTGATGCCGTCCTCCCAGCGATGACCGCCGGGCTTGAGCGCAGCTCGGATGATGGAAAGCCGGTGCCCTTGCGGGGCCCGGTAGATCTGGACCAGATGCGTGCGGCTGCGCCACACGTCGATCAGGCCTTCTGGCCGCGATTCGCGCGCCGGCCAATGTTCTTGCGGCAGCCGCGTCAACTTGACCGGATACCGCTCGGATTCCCGCTCCAGCGCGGCCGCATAGTCGGGATGCGCGCGCAGGTCCATTACGCCCACCACCGGCGGCCGGGGATAACCATCATGGTTAGTTCTTCCAGCGCCCAGTGCAGCGGCCCCACGTCGTACACCAGCCCGAAGTGCGCGCGGCGGATGTGGTTGAGGAACGCGCCGAACTCGGTATCACCTTCGTCGTAGGCTGCTTTCAGGAAACGCTTGTTCAACTCCAGATCGAGCGTCGGCAGGTACGTGCCCACCATCCGCTCACGCCGGGCACACTCGCGCACGATGAACCATCGCGCTTTGGCCAGATCCTCGGCCATGCGGCCCTTGTAGGGCGCGCGCCAGACGTACTGCAGCGCCTGCGCCAGATTCGCGGACAGGTGTTCGGAGATCTCGATGCACTCGACGCCCGATCGATGGGCGGTGTAGTGCGATGGCCTGTTGACCGGGTCTGTGCCGTCACCGGCGGGCGCACTGGGCGCGGGCGCAGCCGCGTTGTCCCCAGGCGCCGCACCGGGCAAGGTCACACTCGCCGGAGGAGTGCCGAGCGAGGAAGCACCCGGAACAGGTTGCGCAGTGCCCTTGCTGCCGCTGTTAGGCTGACCGGCGGCTGCAGCGCCATGTGCGTCCGGGCTGGCACCCGCGATTCCTGGCGACGCACTCGCCTGGCCGCCGTGAGCAACAATCACAGCGGCCCCTCCCTGCTAAAGCTCGTGCGCGTCGGCGATTCAGCCTCGATGCGCGCGTCGTGTTGGTTGCGTTGCTCGATCAGCTGCCGCATGTCGCGCAGCTCGCCGATGTCGTGCTGGATCTGACTCAGGCGCGCGTCGATGCCCTCCACCAGCTCGGCATCAAACTCGCCATCTGGCACCTCGACCAGCCGGAAACCCGCGGACGCAGCCCAGAAAGCCAGCAGCGCATTCCCGCCGAACTGGCATGACAGCGCGATGATCTCCTGGGTGCGGAACCGCTCCCCGTGCGTCCCGTTCAGCGCGTGTCGGAACTTGCTCACCGCGCCGTCCAGGCTCAAGGTCTGCGGCCAGAACCCGGCATCGATCAGCCACGCGGCCATGACCTTGACCGCCTCGGCCCGGTGATCGAAGTCCGCGCGAAACGCCTCGTGAGCGCGCGTCGACCAGCGATCGTTGATCACGCAGCGGGGGCGGTGTTTCATGCCGCCCCCCCATACTGGACCGCCAGCTCGTCAGTCGGCAGCGGCACGGGGGCCTCGACCGTTTCCGCAGCTGGCGGCTCGTCGTTCGGGCGGATGCCGGCGCTCGCTGCAGGCGTTTCCTGCCCTTCCTCCAGCAACCGATCGCACAACACGCACACCACGCGCTCAAGGTAGGCCACGCGCTTTTTCAGCTGCTTTCGCGTCGGCTTGCTCACAGATGGATGTCCTCGTCGCTGTATGGAGACGGCATGTAGAGCGCGATTGCGCGGACAACCGCCGCAATCAGCAGAACACCGGCAGCCGCTAGAGCTATGGCGAAGGCGACTGTCTTCACAGCGCCCCCTCAATAACCCCTGCATCCGCGGGATCGACGGTTGACGCCGATTGCTCGACACTGGCATCCGTCGAGAACCGCACGCGATAGCCAGTCACCCGGCCAGCGTCGTCGCGGTCCCAGTCGACGTCGGGGCGCAGCTCCTCGCAGGCAACACCGGTAACGCGCTCGATGTCGGCGCAGCGTTCCGGTGGTGGTTGGGCATTTCGGACGTAATGCCAGATCAGGCCCTGAGTAACACCGATCAGGCGCGCCAAAGCGGTTTGCCCTCCGGCAGCTTCTACGGCTCGTTGCATTGGTGTGGATGTGCTCATACGAACAGACTAACGGAGTTAGTTGATGCGCGCAATAACTGAGTTCGTTGGACACCTTGACCTGCCTACGTACCATCGCGGGATGTCCAGAAAGACGCTTTCCCCTGCCGAGCTACAGGCTGCTGACGCGATTGCGGAGGCGGTTCGTCGTACTGATCGAAGTCAGGACGAGGTGGCTGCGGAGGTCGGCGTTTCTCAAGGGCTGATCTGGCAATGGGCCAACCGACGTGTTCCGGTGCCCGCCAACCGCGCTGTTGCCCTGGCTGCGGCAATTGGTTTAACGCCGCGAGTCGTCAGCCCGGCGTACTGTGAGATTGCCGATGTAGTGCAACAACAACTGCTTGCGCCAGATGAGGCCGCCTTACTCGCCAAGTACCGCACAGCGGACGCGGCGGGCAAGCGGTCCTTGCAGGCGGTTAGCGACGCGCTTGCTCAATTCGACCCACACCAGAACGGAGGAAAGCATGGGCATGCTGGGTAGGATCGCTGGCACCGACAGCACTGGTACAGTTTGTGCTGCGTCTCCAGATAAGCAGTACGTTGTCATGCAGTGCGATCGCAGCGCTGCCATTTCCGGCGCCAGAACAGTGTGGTCAGTGATTTCCATGCAGCGCGCATGGGATGGGTTTCATGGACCGTGGCACGGTGCGTTGACTGTGCTCGGTCCGGGGCAGGTTCGGGACGGCGACAACCGCGTGCTGTTCATTCACGTGCATGCGACATTCTGGTGTCGCAGCGACGCTGAGAAGCTACTGACGTGCGTTCCGTTGGATAACTAACCCAGCTATTGACTCGGGCGACTAACGCGGTTAGTTTCCACCGGAACCCCACCGGTGGAGCACCGCAGTGTCAGAACAACCCATCCCTTCCGGCGTCAGGCCCTATGCGGTCTATGACGCGCTGAACCCCGATCAGCAGCCGCGCGTCATCATCGAGCAATCCCCGAGCGGCGCCGTCGCTCACGTGGTCCGCGGCCGATTCACCGCCGAAGCCCTGCACTCGATGGACGTCCTGCGCCTGCAGGCCCTCGGCGTCGACATCGAAGATCCGCGCAAGACGCTGCCACAGCCCCAGGTAGAATTGCCGCTGGCGGCGCCGTCAGGCGCGCCCCTCCCGTCTGATCTCGGCCCGTGTCCGCCGGCTGCTTGCGGTCAGATCCAACCCGAGGCCACTGACGCGGTGTCGCCATGAACGGCCGCCGGGCGAAGTTGCTGCGGTCGATAGCTCGGAGCCGGGCCAAAAAGGCTCCGCGACTCGTCGGCGGATGGGTCAAGAGCACCGCGAACGGCAAAGAGCGCTGGGATTATAAATCGGTGGTGCACGCCGCTGGCACGTATCGGCGCATCTACCAAGATCTTAAGCGCTTCCTGCAGGGCAAGTCGTTGCCGGCCGGAGCACTGTTTTGACCGCCCGCCCCTACGCCACGTGGGAGCTGATTCTGATGGCCGTCGTCGTGATCGGATGGGAGGCCATCGTAATCCGCGTCCTGGTCGCGCTTTGGCGGCAACGCCAGCGCGACCGCGACCCGATCAACCGGTGGCGCCCGCCACCACCATGGAGGAACGATCAATGAGCATCTTCCGCAAGATCGCTGCGTGGGTACGCCTGCGCCTCGTGGCCGCCCAGTGGCGCGCCGAACAATCCAAGCCGCACGTCACCGAAGGCGCGCGCCGCTGCATCGCCAACCACAAGCAGCGCGTGCGGGCGGCGATCAGCCGCAACCACCTCGACCACGCCGACGAACTGCGCGTGCTGCACCGCTCCGATGCCCTGGTCGACGCCTACCTGCGCGGCAAAATCTCCACGATCGACGACGTCACCGTGTGGACGCTCAACCTGGCGAACAAGCTCGGCAACGCCGCAGCCACGCAGCGCCTGATCCGCGCCCGCGGCGGTTCGCTTGGTCACACGTCGTTTCTGGCGAGGTGAGTCATGCCCTACGTGACCGTGCATATCGACCTTGGCGAGATCGTTTCCGATCTGTCATCGGATGAGCTTCACGACCTGATCGACAAGGCGCGCGCAGCGCTGCTGCGCATGGGCAAGAACGCCCCGGCTGGCGTTCAGGCCGACTACGACGACGACACACCGGACGACATTCACGTCGACGTCGGTGAGCGCGAGCTGTGCGCTCGGCTGTCCGGCGTTCCGCTGTCCCGCCACGCCCTTTACATCGCGCGCACCCGCGCGTGCCTTCCGCTCTGAGGCATCTCATGTTCAAGAACATCAGCGCATTCCGCCTTCCCGCCGACTTCACATGGCTCGACGATATCGGCACCCTGCACGACGTGCTGTGCCAATTTCCACTGCGCGAGCCCGGCCCGCTGGAGCTTGAAACCCGCGGCTTCCTGTCCCCGTGGCGCAGTGGCGACCTCCTGTCCGCGCACACCACGGGCGCCGGTGGCGCTTTCCTTGTGCGCCTTGGCCAGATGTCCCGCCTGCTGCCCGCGTCCGTCCTGCGCGACGCCATGGATGCGCGCGTCGCTGACCACCAGGCCAAGACCGGCCGCAAGCCCGGCAAGCGCCTGCGCAACGACTTCCGCGAGGCCGCCCTGAGCGAACTGCTGCCGCGCGCCTTCATCCAGCGCCGCGTGGTCGACGCCATGTGGCTTCCGGCCCACCGCCTGCTGATCATCGACGCCACCAGCGACACGACCGCCGAGGCCGTTGCCTCTGCACTGCGCGAGGCCCTGGGCAGTTTTCCTGCCCGCCCGCTGGCCGCTGACGCATCGCTCACGCTACTTATGTCCGAGTGGCTGGTCAGCAACACGCTGCCCGATGACTTCGAGTTCGGCGACAGCGCCGAGCTTAAAGACCCGTCCGACAAGACCACCGTCGTGCGCGCCCGTCACCACGACCTGAGCGCCGACGAAGTGCGCGAGCACGCCCGGTGCGGCAAGCAGGTCACACAGCTCGGCCTGACCTACGACGGCCGCATCAGCTTCGTCCTCGACGCCAAGCTCAAGCTCCGCGGCATCTCGTTCGCGGACGGCATCCTCGAAGACCTGGACGACAAGGCCGCGGAAGGCGCCGACGCCGATCAGATGTTCGAAGCCGAGCTGTTCCTGCAGGCCGAAGAACTCACCCGCCTGTTCACCGCCCTCGATGGCGTGCTGCGGTTTGTGGACTGAGCGCCATGCCGTACTTCGAGATCAAAGGCCAGCTGGTGCACGTCAACATTCCCACTGGCCGCTACATCGGCCAAGTGCGCCGCACGGGCGCCCGCACCTGGCGCACCGTAACCGGCAACCTGCAGTGCCTGCGGCGGGCGATGGCCAAGGCTGTCATGGCCATGGAGCGCGACGACATGCGCTGCCGTGTGCTGTTTGTGCCCACGTGTGGCTATTACGAGTCCAGCGTGGTCATGGAGGCGAAGCGCTCATGACTGCCGTCGCCTACCGCCGCACATTCGCCGACGCCGGCACCTTTGTTGCAACCCGCGCCGCTGAAGCGTGGTGCAAGGAAAACGGCATCAGCGTCGGAACAATGCAGGGCCCGGACCCGCGAGGCCTACTGGTTGGTGACTTCTACATCGCCAAGTGGCGCAACCTCAGCCGCGACGAGCGAGCGGCCCTGCACGGCACGATCACGGGCAATGGTCGCGAGGGCCCGGTGCATGTCGAGCTGTTCGCCAACTGCCCGCCGATCACCGGAGTGATCGCATGATCCTCACCACCCTAACCGCCCTCTGGCTCATCGCATCCGGCCCGCAGCACGTGTCGGTCGATGCGATTGCCCAAACCACGTGCATCACGGTCGCGGTCTACACCGAGGCCGAAGGCGAGCCGTACCTTGGCAAGCTCGCCGTCGCAGCCGTCGTGCGAGAGCGCGCCAGGCGCTCCAACACCCCGCCGTGCGCGGTCGTCACCGCGCGCCACCAGTTTTCGGGACTGGGTAGGCGCGTGGGGCGCATTCACCCCGGAGCGCTGCTCGATTCGCTGGGTGCGGCACGCGCCAGCGCTCTGTCTACCGCGCCGGTGCCTGAGTGCGCCGGCGCAACTCACTTCGACAACAACTCGCGCGCGTCGTGGACACGCAAGTTTCCCGTTGTGTGCGCGATCGCCAACCACACCTTCTATGGAGAAACCACACGAACGAAACACCAAGCCCGCTTGCACTTGCGCTGGTGGCAGCCATGCTCGGCATGGCTGCCGAAGAATGCGAGTGCGCCAAGTGCGCGGCCAAACGCCAAGCTGATCTCGACGATAAAGCTGCGGATGTGCGCGCCGAACTGGCCGCTGGCGCAATGGCGTCCGTCAGCATCAGCGCTCCGCGCGACTTTGGATGGGCGCTGGCCATGCTTCGCGAAGGCTACGCGCTGCGCCGCGCCGGCTGGAACGGCAAAGGCCTCGCGCTGCACCTGCAGATACCCGACGCCAACTCCAAGATGACGCTGCCCTACATCTACATCGAGTACCCGAAGGATGCCGCCAACACGCCGGGCGCGCGGTGCCCGTGGCTGGCGTCGCAGACCGACATGCTGGCTCAGGACTGGGAGCTGGCCCAGTAAGCCATGAAACTCGTCCCCCTCGACCGCCTTCTTGAACTGCACTTTGAAGACCGCTCGACGCGCATGCGTCGGCGCCTCGTCTCCCTCGCGCGCGCCGCCAAGCTCCCCGGTGCGCAAAAGCTGGGCTCGCAGTGGATGTGCGACCTTGAGGTGTTCGAGTCGCGACCGGCAAACGATCCACCGCCCACCGCTCCTGCTGCATCGCTGCGCGAGCTGGTGGAGGCGGCGAAGGCCAAGAGGGCAGCACAATGAAAGAACGTCCGATCCTGTTCTCCGCCGCGATGGTCCGCGCCCTGCTCGCCGGCACGAAGACGCAGACGCGGCGGGTTGTGAAGCCGCAGCCGGCCAAGTCGTCCGGCACCCATCGTGGCTACCCGCTGGAACTCATGGCCAACGATTGGGCATGGCCGCATCCGCGCACCAGCGGCGCAACGACGATCAGCAACCGCCCGAACGGTCCACTGGGTTGGGAGATCCATTGCCCCTACGGCCAGCCCGGAGACCGGCTGTGGGTGCGGGAACGATTTACGCCGTTGCCGATGCAGGCGCCAACCGAAAACCCGTCGAGGTGGCAGATCCTTTACGCGGCTGGTGGCGCAGAAGAACGCGAGGCGCCGGCAGGCTACAACCCGATGCTCTACAACTATGAGCGTTGGTCGCCATCCATCCATATGCCCCACTGGGCCAGCCGCCTGACGCTCGAAATCACCGGCGTGCGAGTGGAGCGGTTGCAGGACATCAGCGAGGAGGATGCGCAGGCTGAGGGCATAGAGCGAGTGGGCGGCGAGTTCAGTTGCACGCCGTGGCGCAACTACCGCATCGGATGCCCTGACGAGATGCGCAGCCACTGCTCGGCACGGTCGCGGTCTTACATGACTCTGTGGGAATCGATCAACGGCCCCGGATCGTGGGATGCGAATCCGTGGGTGTGGGTTATCGAGTTCAAGCGAGTCGAGCAAGCGTGACCCGCCCCCGCACCCCAGGCCGCCGCGACCTACCGCGCTGGTTCCGCGCCCGCAAGCGCGGCGGGGGCTATTACCTGGAACACCCGATCACCCGCGAATGTGCCACGCTCTCGGCCGATCGCGCCGAGGCGCTTGAGCTGTATTGGGCGCTGGTGCCGGAGATCGAAGCCCAGGTGCGCGCGGCGCGCGAAGGTCGCAAGGCCGGCAAGCTGGCCACCGTGCTGGAGGGCAAGCTCAAGGCCACCGGCGAAACCCTGCGCGCGTTCCTCGCGCGCTGGCGCACCGACGTGCTGCCCACGATGAACAAGCGCGGCAGCACCGGCGCGCTGTCGCCCAAGACGGCCGGCGACTACGCCCGCATGCTGCGCCGCCAGATTGAACCCCTCGAAGCCACCCTGATCGAGCTGACCCGCATCGACGCCCAGTCCATGCGCGCCCTGCTCTCGCCCTGGCTGTCGATGCCCCACCAGTACAACTACATGCGCGCCGTCCTCACGCGCGCACTGCAACACGCCGTCGACGAAGGCGTGCTGTCCGTCAACCCCATGCGCTCGATCGACGCCCGCGCCAAGACCAAGCGTCGCGCCTACATCAGCGACGCTGATTACATCGCCATCACCGGAAAGATCACCGAACCCTACGCCGTGCGCGCGTGCGACCTGCTGTACCTGCTCGGCATGCGCCCGGCCGACTGTCTGGGCCTGCGCGCCGACGCACTGGTCAAGGTCGACGGCCGCTGGTGCGTCAACTTCGCCGCCGGCAAGACCGGTGTCGAACAAGAACTGATCGGCAACCAGGCGCTGCACGATCAGCTCGAATGGTGGCGAGCATGGCGCGCCGAACACGCGCCACTGTCCGCGTACCTGCTGGTCCACCCACGCACCGCACACCGCAAGATCTGCTCACGTCAGATCAAGGTGGAATGGCTGTCCCGCACCTGGACCACCGCCACCCGCGAAGCCGGCCACCCCGAATACACCCTGCGCGACATCCGCCCCAAGTCCCTCACCGACGAGGCGCTTGCCGGCAACAAAGGCAACAAGGGCGGCCACCTCACCCAACAAATGCGCGACCACTACCAGCGCGTGCGGCTGCCGGAGCGGTCGGACGTGACCATCAACCTACCCAAGAGGAAATCCCAGTGAGCACCATCAATCTCACTCCTTTTTGCAGCAAGAGCGACACGCGGGCCTACATGCAAGAGCCGTTCACTGTGCTCGGCGGAACCGGCGCCAGCAACGGGAACATATTGGCCTGGCTCGCTGGCCAGACGTTCGGAAAGCCGCTTGGCGACTCCAAGACAGCTGAAAGTATCAAGATCTTGATTGAGAAAGCACAGGCCGAAGCATCAGATAAGGACGCGCAGTGGATCGACGTCGAAACCATCCGCACGTCGTCGCGCAAATGCGCGCAGTGCGACGGCACCGGCGTGGTCACGATAGTGAAATGCGAGGACTGCGACGGCGACGGCGAGTTCTGGCATGGCAACCACGTCTACGACTGCAAAGAATGCAAGGGTGTTGGGCACAAGAACGAAACCGGAATTGGAGAGCGGTGCGACGAGTGCGGCGGCTATGGCATGTCCGAGATTGGGCTACCGTCGTCGTATGGCGCGGACGGGTTCACCGTTGCGTCGCACTTCATCAGTCGCATGCGCACGCTGCCGGGATGCAGGATCAGGCGTTACATAAGCCGCCCAGGTGGCGGCATCACATTCGCCTTCGATGGCGGTATCGGCATCGTGATGCCGATTCTGAAAGAGCCAATCCCATGAGCTACACCGTCGAGGTCAATGGAAAGGACGTGATCGTGTCGCATCCGTCGTCGCCGGAGCCGAAAGTGCTGGCAGGCTGGACATGGCACGCCGAGCTTGTGCGGCAACTGATCGCCGAGCGCGACCAACTCCGCGCCCGCCTCGCTGCGATTGATGCGGCGCCGACGGTGGCGTCACTTGGTATAGGCCCCGACGGAAAGCATAGCGGGCTGTACTTCCCGCACCCGCACAGAAGTGCGCTTACTGCGACGATGGACGAGCGCGACGGGTGGACCATCAAAGAGTTGATCGCCAGACCGGAGGCGAAATGAAGACCCTTGCAGCGCCATTCCTGATCCGTGATGAGTGTGGCAACTTCGAGGAATTCGACGATTACGAATCAGCACTGAGCAGCGCCAAATCCGCCGCAGAAGAAGGTGCCTTGGTGACTCTCTACGCTGCACAGATCGACATCGTGCCGACGAAGAGATACCGAATCGTCAAGTATGGAGATGCGAAATGAACGAGCGATACGAAATAGCCGCGCAAAATGACGGAGCTATCGACATCGCGCGCAATGGAGTGGACGAGGTGATTCGGCTGGGCAAGCGGGTGGCGGAACTGGAGGCAGAGAATGCTTACCTTCGCGCAGCCAATAGCGATGGCGCGGAACTCGCGCAGAAGCTGCAAGTTGATCGAGAAACGTTGCGCAACGAAGCATCCCGTCTACAGATGTTGGCGCGGCACCTCGTCCGCACCGAAGGCGACGACATCAAGCCTGGTCTCGCACTATTTGTGCAGGCAGAGCATATCGGCGCACTGCGCCTACAGCTTGACGCGATCGAGCGGGCGCCGACTGTTGGCCATGTGCGGTGCGCGATGGGTACTCTCTACAAGTTCCTGGCCGCGGACGCGCTGCACTACGACGAGATGCCGCCGGATGGTACTGAGCTGATAGCGCGGCCTGTGCCGTTACAGCAAACACACAGCAAAGTTACAGCCACTTCTGAAAAAGGCGCGCAAGATGTTGATTTTGGTGCCGCTGGCCCGAATCGAACGGGCGACCTACTGATTACGAATCAGGGCGGAGATTGCTCGGAATCGCCGCAGAATCAAGAGCATAGGCAAGAACTGGCACCAGCCGCAACGGCTGATTCAGTGCGTTTGGGATCAAGCACCTACGATCCAGTTACAGCAACGCCAGCAGCGCTCAAAGACCACGAGATCGCCCAGCTGGTGAACGAGCTGCGCGACACGGCCATCAAGTATCGCGACGCCCAGCAGCTGCGCGAACGCATCGCCGCCCTGGTGGTTCCGGCGCTGCGCGGGAAGCGCGCGCCGTGATCTGCCCCACCTGCCAGAACTTCCTACCCCTCGGCCAAAAGAACCCGATCGCCCCGCGCTGCACGTGGCAAGCGTCGCCCGAACAGATCGCCGTTCTGCGCTCAATTCTTCCCGCCCCGTCACTTTCGCGCGCGCTGGTGCAGTCGACACCACACGAGGTGGAGGCCTGCGGCGCGCATTCACCTATTGGAGATTCACCATGACCTACCGCCGCGCCACCCTATCTGAGATCCGCCCAGGCTCCGTTGTGTTTGTCGACGCCGCGGTGATGTCGCTGGCCGACACCGACGAGCGCGTGAACGACGGCCGCACGGCCGTCCGCGTGCTGGACTCTGACGCTGCGCGCACGGGCGCAATCGTCGTTTGCGGGTTCCCATCCGTGACCATGGGGCGCGCGGCGGTCGCCGCGGTGCGGCCCAACATGATCTGGGTCCAGCTGGGCAACCCCGGCGACCCGCTGCAGCCCGGCGCAATCCAGGAGCATCCGGACAAGGCGCCGACGCAGCTGGTCTACCCGCCCGGCATCGATATGTCGACGGTCGGCACGCCTGGCGGTCCAGCCGTCCCGCCGGCCGCCGTCCTCGCCCGCCCAGCTATCATGCACGCGGACGATCACACGTGGCAGCTCGAATGCCCCACCTGCCCGCTGGCCGCTGACGGCCCGCCGATGATCTGCGCCGCCGGCACGCGCCTGCCCGGTGGCGGCTTCATGATGGGCATGCACTGCCCGCACAACCACGGGCTGCGCCAAGAGTCGGGCGGCAGCAAGATTAGCATTGGGTGTTCGTACAGTGGAGTCGGGCATGAACCTTGAACCGTATGCCGCCGAGATTGAACATCTGTACGAAACGTCGAACCACGGAACAAGAAAAGAAGACATTGAGGCGGCATTCATAGCTGGGTTCAATGCCTGCAAGCTCGTAGTCCAAGCCAAGATCAAGAAGTATTTGGATGCCGCCGCGCGCCGCAAGCCATGATCACCCTCCCCTACCTCACCTTTTACATCGAGCGCCTGCGCGCGCACGACTGGCATTACGAGCAGTCTGACGATCCGCGCGTGTTCAAGGCTGGGCAGGCGGCCAAGCTGGCGCTGCAGCGTGAGGCGAAGCTCGACGACAGCGGCATGTTGCAATCGCTCTACGAGGCGATGGAGCGATCAGCATGGCGCCGTAGCAGCGGCCCGCACCAAGTTGTTGCGGATCTCACCTTCGACGAATACGCCGCCGTGATCCTCAAGCGCATCGATCCGAAGGCCTCGATGCCGACCGCCGTCCAGAAGCTGGCCAAGATCGTCCACACCCTCGCCGTCGCCCTCGCGCGCGCCGATCCTGACAACCGCGCCCCGCAACGCGCCCTCGATGCGCTCCAGTCCATGGGGCTGCTGGAGGCGACGCTCACTACGCCACCCAAGGAAGCTGCGGCGCTGTGCACACAAAATCAGGAGGTTAAACGTGGCTGAGTTGCGCGCTTTCTACCACTGTGCGCATGTTCTGGACGAGGCAAGGACCACCCGGCTATTCCAGGCAAGCGAGGTCTGCGCAGAGATTTGCAGGATCATCAGTGCCTCACAAAAGTTTGCGGTGCCTGATAACTGCGAGATTCTTCGGCTCAGCCCCGCAGGCGTTAGGAAGGCGCTGCAAGAGTTCCCCATCAGGCTTCCCTATGAAAGCGTGGTTCTTGAGTTTGCCGGCGACGCCGATGGCGGCGGCAAGGACAAGTTAGTCCTTGCCATGGAACAGATCGGGGACAACATCCAGTGCTATCGGGTACACAACCGCGAAGCTCGCGAGTCCCGCAAGCAATGGGTAGCCGACAATGTGCGGTATGACTTCATAGGGATCAGTGGGCATAGCCCAACGATTGGCCTGCACCATGCTGATTTTGGCACTTTTGACGATTGGCCGGAATACTACAAAGACATGGCGGCACTCATTCTTGGCTCTGTTGTCGAGTTCTGTGCGGCATTGGCGTGCAAGAACGTGGACGCACGGGATGTGATAGTTCCGCCAGAAAAGCTCAACAGGGCAAGAGTGAGACGCGGAAAGTCGCCGCTGCATGTCTACCGCGTGTTGTCGATATCCGGCCAGTCTGCCAACTCTGATGATCGCGGCGGGACGCACGCAAGCCCGCGCATCCACCTTCGGCGCGGTCACATTCGCCGGCTTCCTATCGGTCCTGTGTGGGTAAACGCATGCGTCGTGGGCGACAAGTCGCGCGGCATCGTAACCAAAGACTACGCCGTTGTTGCACGCGTCTGACTTTCTAACCCGGTGAACCTCAAATTCCCGTGATTACGGGTATTTGAATCCTTGCCACCCCTCAGATCAGGGGGCAGCCATACCCAGCTGCCCCTCCAGCCGCGCCCGGATCCGCTTGTCCACGATGACCCCGTTGTCAGCCTGCGCGCTGTAGCGTGCGCGCGACTCCAGGCTGCGGCGGATGCTTTCGCTGGTGATGGCAAGCTCCGGGTAGGTGCGACTGAATGCGCGCATCTTCTGCAGTACGGCCTCGCGCGCGTCGACGTCGCCCAGGCGCCATGCCAGCGCGAAGGCATCCATCAGGCGCGATCGGCGGCTGAGGATCGCCTGCTCGTAGTTCTTGATGTCGCGCGCGGTGTCGTAGGCGTTGGCCACGCTCGCCGGGCTGAACCCTGCGATCTGCGCTAGGCTCTCGAACACATTGAGGTCTTCGACGATCGCGTCGCCGCGGATGTTGTTCACGCCCTCGTCGAGATACCGCAGCGACTTCATCGCGTCCTTGAGCGCTTTGGGCATCATGGTTTCGACGCCACGCCACACGTGTCCCTCGCTCATCAGCTGCTGGCCGCGGAAGAAGTTGGTGATCATGCCGCCCATGGGGCCCGCCGCCTGCTCGAACAGATAGTTCGACCACGCGCGCCCTTCCAGCTCCCGATCGGGCTCGCGGAACCACAGATCGCTCATGCTCACGCGGCTGGCGATGCCGACACCGGTTAGCGCCTGAACTGGTCCACGCAACACCGCCTCGGATCCAGTATCGCCCAGCATGTCGCGCAGGAACGCGCGCGCCGTCACCGGGCGGTGCGCGCTTTTAGCAGTCGCGGCTCCCAGCCAGCGCCCTGCATCTAGCCCTCTCGTAAGCAGAGTTGTTTCGGCGATCGGTGTCGGACGGCCGGTAATAGTTGCTTTGGTCGCGGTACTCGGTCCGCCCGCTCATGTGAATATCTGAGTTGTACCGTTCTGGCAATGGCGCCTGCGGTGTGGTCTGCCGCGCGCGCGGAGGCACTGGCGGCTGCGGCACTGGACGGCGCACATCAACCAGCGCTTCGCGCGGAATCCCCGTCTGCGGATCCACAACCGTCCTGAACTCGCGAGTGATGTAGAAGGCTCCATTCGGAGGCGCCGGGCCATCGTGCCACGCCTCAGTTGGCGCGCCAGTTCCCGGATCGAATGCCTGCACCATGCGCCGCGTCTGCACCGGTGTCGGTGGCGGCGGCGCTACGATCTTCAGGTCTTGCTGCTGGTCGGCGGTTGCGCATGGCAGTTGCTGGTAGGACGTTACGCCGTCGTCCTGCTTGCACTTGAACATCTTCTGAGCTGGCGCAGCCCACGCGATCGCAATCAGCACCACAAACACCAGCCACCTGCCCATAGCCCCGCTCCGCTCGATCGACGCGACAGCCTATTCCCGCCAGCGCGCGGCGGCAACCCCTCGAAATGGGGGTTAGTTGAGGGCGAGCCTCATCTGCGGATGCAGTTGCGCCAGCGCCTGCAGCTGCTGCGGCTTGATGTCCTGCCATCGCCGCATGTCGCGCGCGGACTCTGACACGTGGCGCTTGTCCGACAGGTGCTGCTGATAGGCCTTGTTGAAGGCGTCGAACGCCTGCATGGCTTGGGCGCGGATGAACTCGGCCATGCAGTCGAAGGCCCTGATGAACGCTTCTTTGATGCGTGCGGCCTCTCGCCCTGTGAAGCCCATCACGAGAAACATGAAGCCGTTTTTCGTCATGCGGACTTCGCGCCTGCTTTCGCCTTTTGCATCCAGGTATTCAACGGGCTCAAAATTGAGCCGGTTGAAATCCTCGCTGCACTCGATGTTCTCGTAGGCGCGAAGCACGTTCTTGTGCTGCTTCTTGAAATGCTTTGCCACGGTGCGCGAATCGGTGAACACGCCAGCATCGCTGGCGACAACAAAGTCCTGCGGAACGATATTCATAGTGAACTCCAATCTCCGGGCATAGGAGCGCGGCCGGCCGGGCTAGGAGACATCGCCCGGCACGTCGGCCGATCGTGCCTAGGCCGCGCGTAGAAACGAGAAAGGCCCGCGCGATGGCGGGCCTTTCGGTGTTGCGTGTGTCGCTTGGTGGGTTGCTACTGGGCCATACCGAGCTGACTTTCCAGCCTTGCCTTGATCCGCGGATCAACTACCACACCGTTCTCCGCCTGCGCGCTGAACCGTGCACGCTGCTGGAAGCTCTTGCGAATGCTGTCGCTGGTGATGGCCAGCTCTGGGTACTTGCGGCTGAACGCCATCATCTTGACGCGCACGTCTTCCTGCGCGTCGGTATCGCCCAGGCGCCAGGCCATGGCAAAGGCGTCCATCAGGCGGGTGCGGCGGGCCTTGATGTAGTCGGCGTAGCCCTTCACGTCGCCTCGGATGTCGTAGGCGTTGGCCACTGCGGCCGGCGCCATGCCCATAAGCTGGGCAATGGTCGGGATCACGCCCAGGTCATCCACCACCGGATCGCCGCGCATGTTGTTCACGCCCTCATCCATGTAGCGCACGGCCTTCATCGCGTCCTTGATGGCCTTGGGCAGCATGGTTTCGACGCCGCGCCACACCTGACCTTCCTCCATGAGCTGCATGCCGCGCAGCGCACTGACGAACATGCCGCCCGCCACAGGGCCCGCTGCCTGCTCCAGCCAGTAGTGAGCCAGCGCCTGCCCTTCCATCTCGCGATCTGGCGAGCGGAACCACAGTTCGCCCAAGCCAACGCGTGAGGCGATGCCCATGCCGGTGGCGGCCTGCACCGGCCCGCGCATGACGTACTCGGCGCCCTTCTCGCCCAGCATCTCGCGCCAGAATGCGCGCAGCTCGGTTTCAGCGTCCCACGGCTCGTCATCGTCGCCGAAAGCTGCTGCCAGCGCGTTCATGATGCCCATGACCATGCCCATCATCGGCAAGCCCATGGTGCCGGAGAACAGCGCCGTCATCCCCAGCGTGCCGGTCAGCGCGCGCATGTTTTCCTTGCGGGTTGCGGGATCAGCGTCCTTGAGCGACTTCCACGCCATGCGGCCCAGCAGCCAGGTCATGCCCATGCTGTACTGCTTGAACTGCAGCAGCACCTTGGCCACGGCGCCGCGCATGTAGCGGCTGCGGTTGGACGCGCTGTAGTCGAAGTGGGTCTGGTTGACCGCCTTGTCGCCCAGCTCGATCGCCATGTCGTGGCTCTTGCCGGAGGCGCGCGCCATCCGGTAGGTGGCCAGCGACGTGGACTCACGGTTGACCACCTCGGCGCGGTGGAATAGGAACGAGGCCCAGCTCAGCGCCTTGTGCAGCATCGGGTTGTAGGTGTGCGTATCGGTTTCGCTCAAGCCTGCCAGGTTGTGCACCTGCGACTTGTCGAACGTGCCGCGGCGCTTGAACTCCGCGTAGGCGCGCTGCTCATCGTCGGTGAGCGCGCCCGGTCCCTCGATCTTGTCGGTATTGCCCAGGGTACGTGCCGACTGCTTGAACCCGCGCCACAGCTCGCGCGCGGCGACGTCGAAGCCATAGCGCGCGCCGAGCACGGGGAACGACACCATGGCCGTCTGCAGCAGGTTGACCAGCGCGGCAGCGGGTGACACGGCCAGATACCAGAGGAAGCCTAGCGTGGTGAGCTTCTGCGCGGCGCCGGAGTCCTGCGGGTTCATCACCCACTCGTGCCGGTCGCGCAGCTCGCCCACCAGCTGCCCCGCCTTGTTGGCGTCCGGGCTGTCCACCTCGGCCATGCTGTCGGCCAGCGCCTGCGCCTTCAGTACCTGCGCATCCAGCTTGTGCGTGTATTTCAGGCGGGCAATCTGGTAGCTGCTGTGAAACACGTGGCTGGCCAGCGCGCGCACCACGTCCTCGCTGAATCCGGGCGTGCCCTTGCGATGGATGAAGTTCTTGCGCATGGACATTTCCGGCAGCGTCGTCAGGTACAGCTGATAGACGTCGTTGCGGATCTTGTCTGGCGCGTGGCTCTCCTGCAGCACTTTGTCCACCTCGGCGATGAACGATGCGCTGGCGCCTTCGAGCTGCCGCGTCATCTTCGACTTCACGCCGCTGCTGATTCGGGTGTAGCCGGCCGCGCTCAGGCGCTTTTTCACCATCCGCTGTTCTTCGGTGGACTCCTGCATGTGGAACTCGCGCGTGCCATCTGGCGCGGTCGCGGCCACAAAGTATTCGCCCCAGCGCGACAGAGGCACGTAGAACGGTACCCGGTTGCTTTCAAAGTTCAGCTTGAGCTGCGCGATCATCCGCGCCTTCTGGCGGTCGTCGGTGATGGCCGCTTTCAGGCTTTCCATCAGCGCGTCCTGATACTTGTCGCTCTGCGAGGCGTAGGCGTCGCGCAGCTCCACCCACAGCTTTTTGCCCTCGGGCGACAGCTTAGACCAGATCGGCTTCATGGCTGCGTGCGAGTCAGCGCGCTTTTTCTCCTGCGCCAGCATCTTCTTCGCCTGCTTTTTGCGCGCGATGAAGTGCTGCGCCGAGCCCGGCGACATTTTGGCCAGGTTGTCCATGAGCTTGGTGAACGCCTTGACGTTCGCCGGGGTCACGGGCTGGTTGCTCTGCTCGGTGGCGTCCAGCATCAGCAGCGGCTGGTGATCGGCCGCCGGGTCGACGCCGGCCAAGGTCGCATCCATCAGCATGCGGTACATCTTCAGCGCCTCGGCCTTGTTGGCGCCCTGGTACTTCATGGCGCCTTCGACAATGTCGATGCTCACCTGCTGCAGCTCATTGCGCAGCGTCTGCATGTGCTGCACGGTGTCCGCGTATTCGGCCACCGGCGGCAGCAAGTCCTCACCAAGCTCGCCAAGGTGGCGTAGCTGCAGCGCGCCGAGTGCAGCCGGGCGCCAGTCGGCGGCCTTGTCCTTGAGGCGCTGCAGCAGCGTCGTGTCCTTCGGGCTGATCGCTTCCTGGAGGCGGTCGACGATGGTGGGCTCGGAGCCTTTGGCGAATAGTGCCCCTTGACGTGGCGCAACATCAGCAACCGAGTCATGCTCGATCGCGATCTTAGTTGGCGACTCCATCACGGCACCCCACGCGCGACGCATGTCCTCTATCGCCACGGCGTTCGTTGCGTTATCAGCAAGGTAATTGGTCATCCCGCGAAGCATTGCGCGCGCTCCACTGAAGCGCTGTCGACCAAGGAATACATCGTTGATCTGAGGCGATAGTGGCCGAGGCCCCTTCATGTTCGGCGTCATCCCAAGCGAGCGCTCTCGATGAAACGTCTCGATTGTTGCCCTACCAACAGAGTCGACGCGTGCAATCAGGTAGCGGCCATCCATGCGATTCACCCGGATGTCAGCAGTTGGCTTTTCGCCAGTCAGGTCAAGGTCGACGTACTCGACCTCCCACCCAGCATCACGCATAACCCGATTGAGCTGGATCGCGCGCTTGTTAACCGGCGCGGCGTCCTTCCCCTTCGCGAACAGCGCCTGCCCCCCAGATGCGCCAAGCCCCTCGCTGGGAGGGGCTTGGCGGGTGTCTTGCTGGTCGGGTGATGGCGGAGGCTCATCCATCAGATCCAGCGCCATTCGTCCGCGCTTGCGAACGTCCGCGCCTGGGAACTGGCTATGAATCGCCTCCGCAGACTCCTCTTCGTTCGCGCGGTCAAGGGCTGCGTAGGCGATCTCCATGTCGTCGAAACCAGCGGCAGTTAGACGCTGGTACTCATTGGCCGAAACATCCACGATTGGCAGCTTGTGCCCGCGCTCGGCAGCGACTGAGGCGCGGTTGTGACCATCAAGAATCTCGCGCGTCCCATCGTCCTGCAAGATCGTGACCGCAGGGAAATACTCGTCGCCTGGGAAGTCTTCACGTACCGCATCAAGTCGGTTCTGTTCCGACTCACGAAACACCAGTTCGGCAGGATCGACAAGCGTGCGCTTCATGCCCCCAACGCTACCACCATCCTTTCCAAAGCTATACCGCTCCATCGCCTCCCGCTGCGTCGTCGGCTCCGGCCGCCCAAGGATCTTCTCAGCGCTCGATCGATACGCACGCCCCTCCAGCTTCTGCCCAGCCTCCCACAGCAGTTGCCGCAGCTCGCCATGGCTCAGCTCCAACTGCGGGAACAGCTTTCGCAGCCACGCGCGCACGGCGTTCATGGCGCGCTGCAGGATGCTTGTCTGGATGTTGCGCTCGGCGAACACGGCGATCGCCTCGCTGGCGAAAGTCGCATCGTTCAGCGGCCGGAACGTGCCATCGGCGTTGCGCTCGTAGCGCCTTTCCACCTCGGCGAACACCTCGGGCCACTTGCCGCGGTCCTTCAGCGACACAATGCGGTCGGTCAGCTCGCGGAACAGCTTGGGCCCCAGCATCTGCTCCATCGACAGATGCCCCACCATCTCGTGCGCGAACAGCTTGGCCGCATGCTTCGGGCTGCGGATGCGAGCGGCCACGAAGTACACGGTCTTGCGGTCGCCGGTGATGGCGGCCTGCACCGTGTCGTCATAGTCGTCCTGCGCAACCACCTCGGGCGCCACGCTGGCCAGCTCGGCGCCGTTGGCGACCACCACCACGCGGATGCCCTGCTCCTGCATCGCATCTGCAGCGCGCTTGAATTGAGCCTGCAGTGCAGCCTTGCTCAGTCCGCGCGCGCCGGCATCGCCAGCGCCGCGGGCGTACAGGATGCTTTCTAGCTCTGACCCGCGTAAGCCAGCGCGGCCGAGCTGAAGCAGGCGCGTAACCACCCCTCGCCATGCAGGCGTGCCTGCTCTGCGTTCCAGGGATCGCGACACCACTCCACGACGAAGCGTTGATACTCCCGCTCGCGCCGCTCTGCCTGCTGGGGACTCGGCGAGTGTTTGGAAATCAGCGCGCGTAAACGGCTTTCCGCTTGCACCAACGAATTGTCCGCTGTCCCAGTCATAGTCGATCGCCTGCAGGTCTGGCACGTTGTCGACGACATTGTCTGCCGAAGCGCGGATCAGCTCAAGCAGGTTGTTCTGGTCGTCGCCCTCGATCCAGTCGAGCCCCTGGTCCTCGTGCGGCAGCATGTGTTTCGTGGTGCCGGTCTTGAGCGCGCTTGACAGCATGTGCTCGCCGCGGCGCTGCATCGCGGCCTCGCTGACGTCGGCCGGGTCCGGAATGAAGGTGATGCCGTTGTTGTGCGCATAGGCCAGCGCGATCGAGTACAACGCGCTGCCACGGTGCACGCCTTCCTGTAGCTGGCTGGCGTCCATCGCCAGTTCGCCATCAAGGATGGTCATGGTCACGGCCTTAGGCTTGCCAAGCGGGTTCACCTTGACGCCGGTGAGCGCGCGCACGTGCGTGTTGAGCCCGGCGGATCTGCCGGCGGTGCCGCTCTGCGCAAGCAGGCGGTCGGCGATCTCTTGCCCGAACTCCGTCACCACGTCCGCACGGCCGTTCACCGGCATGCTGAACGCCTCTTTGCCGTCTTTGGTGTAGCCGAACAGCGTTCCGTGACCAATGTCCGTTGGCGCAATGCCCACGCCACCGCTGGTGCGCACGTATTCCACCCGAACCAGCGTGGTGCCCATGTCGCGGGCGACGTTGCCGGCATCATCCTTCTGCGGCTGCACCGTGATCGTGGCGCCGTCGTCCACCTCCACCACCTCAGCATCCGGAAGGATCGCCTTGGTGATGTCCTCGAAGCTCTTGGCATACGTGCGCGGGCGCTGGAACGTGCCGGGGATCTCCGCCAGCGCCTGCCAGGCGCGCGCCGTGGCGGGGGTGAACTTGGGGGCGTCGGCGGACTTGGAGAAGCTGGCGCGGTTTCCGCCATCTAGCTTAGCGATCTCCGCGTCGAGCTTGTCCTTCGGGAAGGCTCTCTGTTCAAGCGCGGTTTTGATTGTGCCGCGATTCTCGACGATGGCCTTGTTTGCCGCCTCGATGGCTGCCTTGCGCGTCTTGCCGAGCCCAACACGCAGCCCGGTTGTTGCCTCCATGATCTCGAACTGCCCGCTATCTCTGCCAACGCCTGGGGCGATGTAGAACTGGCCATCTGGCATCTCAGACAACTCGATGCTCTTGGCGTTCGGCTCGTGCACGATATCGCCGCCAAAGTTGCGGAAGTACGGCCGACTACTCACTACACTACGCGCCGGTGTCGACTCGATACCTGCGGCAGGCGGCGCCGGTAACGCTGGCGCAGCATTGGAAACATTCGTCTGGACGACAGTCTCCGGGGTCGGCCCCGTGCCGTCCTTCGGCGTCTCGCCTGGCTTAGCGTGCACGATCGGCGCCTTGAACTCGCGCTGCTCGTACAGCGGCATGCCTTGCGCGTCCTTGGCGTCAAGGTACGGGATTACGACCTCCCCGCCCTTCGCGTCTTGCGCGATGACAAACCACCCGGCGCCGTTCCAACGATGGCCGGTCACGACGAATGCCGTTCCGTTCCACCGCACCTTAGTATCAATCGCGGCGCCGTTGCGCAGCCACGCCGGCGGCGGCACCGGGTTGAGCTGGATGTCCTTTTCAAGATTGAGCAACTGCTGCTCGGCGCGCTTGAGTTGATCGGCGCGCTGGAACTTCTGCCCCGCCACTTCGTCAAGTCGCTGGATTGTTTCGAGAGCCGGTTGAATCCGCGCGCGCAGCTTGTCGACTGTGCCCGTGTACGCCCGCAGTGACGACTCCAGGCTTGCCACCGATGCGGCGCCCGTCGCGACTTCCTCTCCGGCAACCACTGCGACGAATACCGGGGCCTCATAGAAGCGAGGCCACGCCACATGCAGCGGCAGGCCGCCGTATGAGCCGATGCGCATTGGATCGGCGCCGGTCCTCATGTTGGCGCCGATGAACTTGCCGATCGCCTCGTTCGCCTCCTTGCGCTCGGAGATCTCTACGCCGTCGACTGTGATTCTGAACTTGTCGCCAGCATGGTCAGCAACCGCCTTGGCGGCCATTTCTTGGGCGCCGGACTTCTCGATGCGATCGATCTCGGCCCGCTGACGCGCCAAGCCGTCGCGAGCGTTGCGCGCGGTGCTCTTGGCATCCGCCACGCCTTGCGTGTGCAGGCGCTCGCGCTTTTGCAACTGCTCAACTTGCGCGACCAGCTTTTGACGAATCAGAACGCGCGGATCACCGGCAGCTTCGGCAAACGTGCTGATGATGTCGCTTTCCTCATCGGATGCAGCGTCGCCCTCAATTACGCGAGTGTCCCCGTCGGCCTTCAGGAAGTCCGTAATGAACTTCTGTTTGATGGCCAGCACCTGCCAGCGCCGCCCGTCGATGCGGTCGGTGATGTACCGGTACTCCATGACCGTGTTCCACTGGTTGCCCTGGCGGTGCCCGCGGCCGTTGCGTTGCTCCAAGTCGCCAGGCATCCATGGCGCGTCCAGGTGGTGCATGGCGCGCAAGTTGCGTTGCATGTTGACGCCAACGCCAAGGGACTGCGTGGAGCCGATGACGATGCGCACCGTGCCGGCGTTCATGGCGTCGGCGATCTCCTTTCGCCTGTCCTTGCTGGTAGAGCCGTCGACGATCTCGATCTCTGAACGCGGGACGCCCTGCTGCACCAGGCGTTCAACCATATCTCTGATGGGCGAGAACACCTTGACCTGCCTGCGCAGCGTTACCCCGTCCGCGTCCTTGATCGTCCCGCCTGCGGCGTCACGCAGTGCGCGGTTGGCTGTAGTTCCAAGCCCGGTGTTGGTGAACACCACTTGCGTAGCGCGCGTGTCGCTGCGGTAGATCTCCAGCAGGTTGCGGATGGCGCGAGATACCTTGCTGTCCGGGTGATCTGGGACGTTGCCCTCCTTGCCTGCCAGCGCCTCATCGTTTTCCATGCGCGCGTCGAAGCTCGCGCGCGCCGCCAACTGCTCGTAGACGATCGGGACAACCGGCAGTCCGGCCGACATGGCGTCACGACGTGCCTTGCCGCCCATGTTCCGCCACTCATTGGCAAGCGACTGCACGCCTTCGAAGATCCGCATCTGATCTGGCGTTGGGTCCGCCGTCTCGTTGACCACCTTCTTGTATGGCCTGTCCTTGGCGCCCTCGGTGCGTCCGTTCAGTAGCTCGGCGCGCTCCCGCTCGGTCAGGCTTTGATCCGCCAGCAGCTTGCCGGATGCGGTTCGACGCGGCTGCATTTCCGGCATGTCGTCGGAAAACACCACGTCCATGTATTGCCCGACCATCTTGCGCAGCTCGGGCACGTTGATGAACCCGCGCAGCCTGTTGACCGCCTCATAGTCGCCGGCTGCGGTGAGTTCCACGTCCTGAATTTCTTTGGCAAACGATCCAAACCACCCGTCCCACTGATCCACACCCACCGCGGCCATTTCGTCGGCCATGATGTAGCGCATTTGGTGGAAGATCTCGGTCAGGGTGTTGGTGATCGGTGTCCCGGTGAACAGGTGGACGTTGCCGCCATTGTTCTGCTCGCGGACGTAGCGCGTCAGGAAACTGAGCTGGATCGAGCCCAGGGACGATTGGGTCTGCAGCCCTTTCATCTTCATGCGTGTGGCGATCGGCGGCTTCTTGAACTCGTGCGCCTCGTCGACCAGCACCATGTCGATGCCCAAATCCTCGAACGGCACAGCGCCTTCGCGCGATGACTGCTGCGCCTGCTTCTTGATCGTCTCGATGATGCGTGCGCGGGCCTTGACCAGTTCCTTGGCGGTTGGCGATCGCAGCTTCTTCAGTTCGTCCGGGTCATCCAGCATTGCGTCGGTGAAGTTCTGGCCATCGTCGCTCGCAGCCAGGCGGGCCTCCGCCTCAAGCGCTTCGATTTCCTCTCGGGCCATGGCCATGAGCGTTTCCTCACGGAAGGACAGGCGCTCAATCAGCGAGTGCGGCAGCACAATCAGATCCCAGTCGTCATTGGCGATCTGCCGCAAGCGCACGTCGATGGCCTTGGGCGACAGGTTGTCGATGTAAAGCACCTTCGCCGCCGGGTACATCATTTGGATTTCAGACGCGACGGACTTACTGTTGGCATTGTGTGCCAGCAGAACAGGCTTCTTGGCGATGCCGTACCTGCGCGACTCGACTGCAATGCCGCCCATGGTGAAGGTCTTGCCGGTGCCGACCTCATGGGCGTTCAGGGATCGGCGCATGACCAGCGCGCGCCAGATGGCGTTGACCTGGTGCTGGCGCAGGTCGAAGGGGCCGCGACCGACGCTCAGCGCCATGCCGTCGAAGTTGAGGAACGAACCATCGAACGACGGCGAGGCGTAAGCGTTGCGCACCTCGTTGTATTCGCGCTCGATCTCGATCCGGCGCTCGGCGTCCGACCATAGCCAGTCGCCGAACTTCTCCCGCATATCGGCAATCTTGGCGTTGGTTTCGTCCGTTGCGGTCTGGTCGACAAACTCGCGCCCGTCCCGGTCCCTCTCCTTGATCACAACCGTCTGGTTGCTGATGGCCGCGTTGACCAGCTTTCCGAATCGGTAGTACCTGGTCCCGAAGCCGGTCTGTGCCTCCGTGGAACGCTGCAGGCTAGGATCGACCGTCACCTTCCAGCGCCCCATGGTGTAATTGGCGGAGATCCCGTCAGTGTCGCCGCGGTTGAGCATGTGCGCGACAAACTGCTCGTAGGCGCGCGTCGGAACCCAGGTGGCGCCCATCTGCACTTCGATGTTGAAGTACGGAATGTCGGCTGGCTGCACTTTCTCCAGCGCCTCCACGTTGCGCTGCATGGCGTCGTTGCCATCGGCCAGCGCCACCTTGGCCTGACGCAGCTTCTCGCGCACGTTGCCGGACAGGTACATATCGGACGGCACGATGTCGCCGCCCGGCGTCTCGAACACGGCGCCGCTGTCCACAAGCTCGGCGCGCACCATGGCTTCCGGCTTCTGGGCGATCTTCGCGATCTCATCCAGGGATGGGTTCACATTGCCATTGCGCGCCAACACAAAGGCATCGCGGATCGATGGGTTCGTGATCCGTTTCGCTGACCGGATGGTGCTTTGCGACAGGATTGCAGCCGGGCGGTAGGTGTTGCCGTCCTTTGTTTCCAGCGCCGCAAGGGCGTAATAGAACGGGTCGTCGATCCTCTCCAGGTAGCCCAGGCCGAAGCTCTCACTCATCGGGCCATATGCCTTGACGAAAGCCTCGTACCGCTCCCGTAGTTGCGTGCGGATCGGATCTGGCGCTGCCCCCGACGTTCCGCGCTCGGCTTCGATCAACTGCCCGTAGGACTTGCGCATGTCGATCAACGCATTGAGCTGAGCCTCGCGCGCGGCGGTGTCCTTCTGGCTCTTGACCTGATACTTGAGCACCTCATGAGCTGGCGCCAGGTGTTCCCCGCGGACGATGAACAGCCCGGCATCGGTGCGCGTGAGCGCCCCCTCTCGGTCGCTGGTGTGATTGGCGATGTAGCTGACCGCATCCTGGCGCGTCGCGGACAGGTAGGCGCCTTCCGGGACCATCGACACGATGCGGTCGAGCTGCGCCTGCATGTCATCCGGGCGGTGCACGATCATTCCGGGGCGGAACGTGGTCGTCCCGTGGCCATAGTCGATGGTCCCCACCACGCTTTGCGGGTTGTTCTGGTAGTAGGCGTTGACGCGGACCTTTTCGCCAGCTGGCGTGTCCATCTCGACCGTATCGACCCACGCCTCGCCGTCCACGTTCGACGCGGGCTCGGGCCGCTTGCGCAACACGATGATGTCAGTGACAACCTTCGTGCCTGCGTAGTTCTCGAAGGCCCCGGACGGCAGGCGGAAAGATGCCAACAGCTCGGCCTTCTTCGCCAGCTCACGGCGCACCACGGTGCCCTTCTTGTCCATGGACCCAGCGGACGTAATGCCGATCACAATGCCGCCCGGCCGCACTTGGTCGAGCGTCTTCAGGAAGAAGTAATCGTGCAGCATTGGGTTCAGGCGGTTGTACCGCCGATCGGCGACCGGGGTGTTCTCGAACGGCCAGTTGCCGATCACCAGGTCATAGAAGTCGTCTGGCGTCTTCGAGTCCTGGTAGCCCATCACCTTGACCGTGGCGTCAGGGTAGAGCATCTGAGCCATGCCGCCAGTCACCGGGTCAAGCTCGATGCCGGCGAGCTTGCTGCGCTCTTTCAGGTCCAGCGGCATCATGCCAAAGAAATTGCCAATGCCCATTCCGGGCTCCAGCACGCGCCCTCCTTTGAACCCCATGCGCCGCACCATTTCCCACATAGCCATGACGGTTGGCGGGTCGGTGTAGTGCGCGTTGGTGATCGAGCGCTGCAGGCCTTCCCAGTCCGACCTGCCAAGGTGATCGCGCAGCCATTGGTCGCGCTGCTCCCATCCCTGCTTTGGCTGCGGGTATGCCCAGCTGCCCTGAAACAGATCCTGGCCAAACGAGCCCCAGCCGGTGTATCCGGCCAAGACCTCCTGTTCCTCGCGGGTTGGCCGGCGGCCTTCGTCGCGCAGCGCGACGAACAACTCGATAGCGGCCTTGTTCTTGTTGAAGCGCGCGACCTGCCCACCGCCGACGATTTCAAGCGGGTTGGCAATGTGGAAGTTGCCGGGGCCTGGGTTTGCCGGACTGACAGTCTCCGGCTTGGTTACGCCTGGGCGATCTGTTCCTCTTGTGCTTCCGGCTCCAGCATCAGGTGATTTCTTTCTGCCTGCTCCCTTGCGTCCGGTGCCGGCATTCCCGCTTCCCTGAGACTCTTGCTCTCCTGCCACATCCTCTGTTGGAGAACGAACGCCAGCGGCACTGCCAGATTGTTGCGCTCCAGGCTTCGCCACATCTTCGGACTGTGCAGCCGCCACGTCTCCAGTATCCGGCGGTGCATTTCCAGATTGTGCATCACGCTCTCGTCGTTCTTGAGCGCCTGATACTCCTTCCTGATCGCCGCCGCGAACGCTGGGCTCAGTTGGCTTTGGTGCTGCATCGGTGCTGTCCTCCGTGACGTCATCTTGCGCCGGTGCTGGCGTGCTGTCCACCACCGCATTCTCAACGCTGGCCGCGCTGTCCATACCATCGAAGCCAGCGGCGCGCGGGTCGTACTTCACTCCCATGTACCAGCTCTTGAGGTACGGCTTTACCGCGTCGCCCAGGTCGTCGACCATCGCCTTGGCGTAGGCCGCGAACGTGCGCGCGCCGCGCTCGATGTGGTACATGCCAAGCGTGATACCGTCGAGCATCATTTCCGGGTCGATGCCGCTGTTCAGCCGGTTGAACTTGGCTTTCAGGCGCGCACGCGCGGCCTCGGCGTCGGCGTCGGTAACGATGGTGTTGGCGGATGGTGCGGGCTTGGCCTTTGGTTGCTCGGTCGGCGCTGTGTCTTTGGTGGCTGCAGCTGATTCCTCTGCAGTCATGAACTCCCGCTGCAGAACACCGCGGTCGATCTGCATGCCTTGGCGTGTCGGCCGCATGCTGACCGTCTCGAAGATGCGAACTCCGCCCTGCGCATACCAACGCACACCGCGCTCGTCCTCGCGGATCATTACGCCGTCAGCGCGGCGTCCGACAATGCCTTTCTCTGGCTGTGCCGGCGCTGGCGCAGCTTCCACCACCTCTATTTGACGGCTACTTGATTGCTTGGCCTGCTCCCGCTCAATCGCCGCACGCACGTCCGCGGCCTGCACCGTCCTCGGCTTGAGGTTGTACGTCACCCCGTCCAGGTTCTTCGCTTCGGACTTGATCTCCCCAACGATCTCCTGCGCGCGCTTTTTCGTGACCTTGAGCGTATCGCGCACGATCGCAATGGCGTCGCTGCGCAGAATGATGTTGCGCTTGCTCAGCAGCGCTTCCGGCTTGGCTGCTTCGGCGGCTGGCCCGGCCTCGGCTGCTTGCTCGGTGCGTGGGGCTTCTTGCTTGGCATTGGTCGGCTCCTGTGCGGCCGCGGTCGCCGCAGTCGCGCCATTGGCCTGCGCCGCCGCCCGCCGCTTCACTTCCGCGATCGTGATCGTGGTGCGCTCCGGCGTGGTGCGAACTGCCTCCCACACCGCTTCCTCGGCTTTTGTCAGGGTATCCACGCTGATGTTGCCGAGCACCGGTCGATCGTCGCCTTTGGCCTTCACGGCGGCTGGCGTTGCTACCTGCGCAACCTGTAAGCCTTCCTTACCAGTTGCCTCCGACGTGTTCGCTTCTGGCGCTTTTGCTGACACGTCCGGCGCAGCCGTCAAGGATTCCTTGACAGCTCCCACTTTTGGCACCCGCACCACAAACCCGCCATCCACCTCGATCACCTTGCCGCCCGGCGTCCTCTTGGCCGCAGCATCGGCCGCGGTGCGAATCGTCCACGGCGAGCCACTTGGAGGCGTAATATCGCCTTCCAACTGGTCCGTGCTGGTATCGTATGACTGAGTTTCCGCCGCCCCCTGCGTTCCGACCGCCACCGATGCGGATGTTTGCGAACTACCAGCTTGGAGTGGCGTGCTACCAGCTTGCGCAGCTGCAGTTTCAGGTTGATCAACTGAAGTGGATTGAACAGCTGCGGCTGATGCAGTCGGAACGGCTTGTGCAGTGGTCGCTGCCGCCAGATCCTGACTGGCACTCGCCTTCGCCGCTGTAGCCTTCCGCTTCTGCGCCAGCGCCTGCCGCATCTGATCCACGCGCAGCGGCGTAACGCCGAGCTTCTTGGCCATCGCCATCATGCTTGCGCCGTCGATGGGCTTGCCAGCGTCGATGTTGGCCTGCACTACAGCCTGAATATCCGCGTCGGTGGTCTTGAGCGCTTCGGCCTGCGCGTCTTTCTCGGCTTGCCGGCGGTCCTTGTCCGCCTGGCGCGCGGCTTTGTCGGCTTCCTTGGCCTGCTTCTCGGCGACCTTCTGCTGCTGCACCTGCGCGCGCTCGGCCTCGGCCTGCTGCGCGGCCTGAGCCTGCAGCTGCTGATCCTGCTCGGTCTGCACGCGCTGCTGCTCGGCGATCGCTGCGGCACCGGTGTCGAACGCGGCCGCAGCGGCCGCCGACGTCGGGCCTGCTGCCGGATCTGGCCGCGGCGCACGCGTGAGCGCGCTTTCGCGCTTCGCTTCCATCTTCGCCTGGAACGCTGCCGGGTCCGGCGGCGTGGATAGGCGCGTGATCGGCGTCGGGCCTGCCGGTGCCTGCGCAGTCCCCTGCGCTTCCGCAGCGGCGGCCACTGCGGAGGCCTCCGGCCCACCACGCACGGCCGCTTCGAGCGCCTTCTGCTGCTCGGCCGCCTGCGCCTTCTTGTCGAGCTTGGCGATTTCCTTCGGGTCGACCACGGTGCCAGTTGCCGGATCGACCAGCAGCTTGCGGCCCTTGCCCTTCTCCCATCCGCTCACGTAGCCCAGCCGTTCCAGCTCCGCGAACAACTGTTGCTCGGTCTGCCCGTCGATGTTCAGCTTCTGCGCGAGCTTGCCCTTGCCCGGTACCTTGCCCTTTGTGGTCGCCAGCACCGCCATGGCATCGGCCACCAGGTCGCGCTCTGGCGATGCGGCCGGAACCTGCGCCGCGGTGTCCGCAATCAACGGCGGGGCAGCCGGGGCAGTCGTTACTCCCGGCGCCGCACCAGTCGCCACCGCAGTCTCCGCGGCCGCGCCAACCGGTCCGGACGGGCGCGTGATCGGCGCTGGCACCGGCGTAATCGCTTGGCTGGCCAGTTCTTCTGGCCGCGGCTCTGGCGCCGTGCTGATATTTGCCGGTGTCGGTGGCGCCTTCGGCTGCACTTCCGGTGGCCGCGCGAGCGCACCCGCTGGCGCGCCGAGCGCGAAGCCACCAACAGCGCCAAGGCCTGCTTGCTCGCCCACACCCTCGAACGCGGCTGCATTCGGGTTGACGGTCTGCTCGGCAAGATTGCCGAACAAGCGTCCGCCACCTTCCTCGATGGCTTCCTGAGTTGCCTCGCCAAATCCGCCCTTCGCTGCTCCGATTACGCGCCCCATGCCCGGTAGCGCATTGCCCGCACCAGCGACCGCACGTTCCAGTGCCCTGGCGCCCGGAAACACCTGACTGGCCAGCGACACGCCGGCCGCTCCGGGAAATGCCGTGCGCGCGGCGCCAAGTGCCAAGGCCTCACGAACCGCGGCCGGATCTTCGCCAGCGTCCACGCGCTGCAGGTATTCCGGGTTGCTCTGCCACACCTCCGGCTTCGCGTCAGACACGCGCTCGTAGGTGCCGGCAGATGCGTCGGCGCCGGCCTGTGCTGCGCCCGTACCAACGCCAGCAGCCACGCCAACCAGTGGACTCGCCAGCGCGCCAATACGGCCAGCAGCGAACGCCGGCACCATGCTCGCCGCCGTCGACGCAGCCGTGTCCACAAACAGCGCAGGGTCTGTGATCGTTTCCGCGATGCCGACGCCGAACTTTGCCAGCTCGCCATCCGCCGAGTTGATCGCATCCTGACGCTGCTGCCGCTTGAGCTTGAGTTGCGGGCTAATGCCTGCATCCCAGTATTCGCGCGTGCTCTGACCAGTGCGCGTGATCGGGTTGTTCATCTCGCCGGTGGCGAGCCCCGCAAGCGTCCCGATGTTCTCCACGGCCGAGCCCACACCGCTGGCCAGCGCGCGGCCGGTGTCGGCGATCGCGGTGCCCATGGAACGCGTGATTGGCGGCGGCTTGGCAATGCCGGACAGGATGTCCGCATACCGACTTGCCTTCGGCTTTCGTTGCGCATCAGGTGCGCTCTGGACAGCAGGACTCTGCGGCTTTACGCCGAGAATGTCGTCATAACGACCCATTACTGTGCCCCTTGCGGTGCGCCGAAGTACCGATCCTGAATCGCCGCGGTCTTTGCTGGGTCGCCCGCAGCCTGATTGAGCGCATCCATGTACTCGATGTATGCCTGCTCCTGCGGCGTTACCGGGTCCAGTCGATTACCGCGAGCATCGAATCGGCGATCTACCTTGGCCGTTTTGACCTCCCCCCCGAACCCGCGCGAGATTGGGATCTCGAACGAAGACGTGAACGGCTGGCCTGGCTCAATGTTCTGCAGTTTGGCCCATTGCTGGGTGGCGGCCGGATCGCCAGCAAGCATCTGGGTTTGCAGTTCTTGCATTTTCTGCGCCTGCTGCAGCTGCAGCTGCTGCGCCTGGGTCTGCACCTGCGTTTGCTCGTTGGCCAGCCCCTGCGTCTGCTGATCCATGCCCAGGCGCTGTTGCTCCATCGCAAGGCGCGTGGCGTCGTTGGGGTCTGGGCGCGTCATTGGCGTGATGCGCGGCGGCTGCGCGATCGAAGCGGTTTGCGCAGCCTCCTGCAGCGCGGCAGCCTTCCCGGCATCGCCGTACTTTGCCGCGCGCGTCGCACGCTCATTGAAATCGCGCACTTTGTAGTCCCGGCCCTGCCTGTCCAGGTTGTCGGCCTGCGCTGCCCGGTCCTCAGCCGTGAAGCCTCGCGGCGCGCGGCTGATCACCCCAGGCGTAACCCCGCCACTGACCATCGATGCCGCAACACCCGGCGCTGGCGTGCCCATCGGCATCACGTTGCGGCCGGCATACTCGTCAATGAGCCCGCGGTTCTTGTCCACCCACGCCTGGTCGTACTGCACCGATCCATCGGCTCCGACCAGTGGCGCACCCGGCAGCGCACGCCCACCGACCTGCTCACCATTGACCGTGCGCCGTTCGCTGAGCGCTACCTGCCCCGGCGCCGCTTCGTTGGCTTTGCCCGACCTGCCGTCGCCGCGAAATGCGATGAATGTGCTGTCGGACGGCGGCGTGGCAATTCCAGCCGGCGCGGATTGGCCCTGCACTGGCGGCGGCCGCGTCACGGGCCCAACCGTTGGCGGCTGCGCTGGTTGCTGCGGCATGAACCCAGGCGCCTGCGGCGGCCATGCCGCGCCAGGTGCGGCTGGCTGGGTGCTGCGGGCGATGGCTGCGGGGACGGCCGGCGGTGGGGCAGCCATCGATGGCTGCTGTTGCGCAGCGGTAGGCTCTCGCATCGGCGGCCCAGGAACGCCTGGCCAGCCAGAATTGAACCGCGGCCTCGTGTCGACAGCTGCTCGCACCTCTGGCAACGCGCGATGGCCGCGCTTGGTGGGGCTTGGAGACGCCTGCATCACAGGAGGCGCAGCGATCCCCGGAGCCGGCGGCCCAATCTGACTGGGCATCGGCTGCCCTCCGCGCGCTAGCCTGCTATCCACCAGCTTCGCAGCAGCGGCGCCAGGCGAGAAATGGTTGGTGACGGGCGCGAACATCGCCGCGTCCCGCCGCAGCTTCGGCGCCACGACGTCGTTGACCACTGGCGCGCTGCCGATCGCCCCTGCTTTCTGGCGCTGTCGCGTGTACGTATCGTCATTGAACATGGCTACGCCTCGTGGTTATAGCTGTGGGTTTCTGAATACGAGTTGCTGCTGCTGCCACTGGCCGAACCGTTGCCGCTAAGACTGGCCTGCACGTGCATGGCACTCATCGCACCCGCCGACAGTTGCGCGCCCATGGCGCCGGCTGCCTTGAGCGCTTCACTCAGGATCTGGGCTTGTGCCAGCAGCCTGCTTTGCCGATCGGTGTACTGGCGGCTGGCGATCTCGATGCCGGCGATTACGTTGCGCAGTCGCGCCTCGATGACCTGCACGCGCAGGTTTCGCTCGGTGCTGTCGGCCTGCAGCTCTGCGGAGTAGCGCCCGAGGTCTGCCCGGAACCCTTCGGCCTTGGCCTGGATCTCGGACACCTCGGCGCGGACGCGGTCGCTCTCGGCGCGCGTGGCGCTGTCGAACTTCTGCACGCTGGCCAGCAGAGCATCACGGCGCGCGCCGATGCGGCCGAGCTTGATGTTCTCGGTCGTTCCGAAAGCATCGACGGTGGCCGCGAACGCGCGCGACTCACTGTCATACATGCCAGCGCGCGCCGCGGCTGCGCGGGTCTGCGCCTCGTAGGCGTCGAACTCCACCTTGCGCGCGCCGATGCGCTCTGCCCACGCCTGTACCTCGGTGCGGTAGATGTCGGCCTTCGTGCGCTCGATCTCGGCGTTGGCCTGCGCCGCGCTGATGTCGGCGCGGTAGATCTCCACCAGGTTCTTGATCGCGTCCAAGCGCGCCGAATACTGGCGGATCAGCTGCTCGTTGACCGTACCCTTGAGCGCCTCGGCCTCGATGTAGAGTTTCAGCGCTTCCAGCGGCGCCAGCGCAGCGCGCAGCTGCGCCTCGAAGATCTGCACCTTGACCGAGCGGGCGGCCTGTTTGCTGTTGAACAGCGCGATGTAGACGTTGACCAGCGCCACTTCGGCGGCTGATCGCTGCACCGCAGCTTCCAGCGCGCGCGACGCAGCGGCGTTGAACAGCCCGATCAGCATCGTTTCGCACGCGATTCCCTGCGACACGGCGTTGCGCAGGTTTTCCTGCTCCCACTCTGCGCTCTTGATATAGATCTCGCGACTGAGTACCTGGCTGGCGAGCTGGTTGCGCTCGATGACCTGCGCCACCGCATCCACCAGCACGCCGGGCGGCAGCTCGTAGCCGCGGGCAGCAATCGCCGCGTGCGTGTCGTCGATCGCCTTGCGCGCGGCGGTGTCCTCACGAGCGCGGCCGCGCTCGAACAGCGCTACCTCGACAGCCGGGTGCATGCCGGTGCCACCAGCCATCCAGCGGCGGATCTGCGCCGTGATGTCGGCTTGTAGCGTGGCCGTATAGGTCGGCTCGGTATAGCTGAACCCGGCGCTTGGCATCGGACCCTGATACTGCGGATCTTCGCCTGCTTCGAGCGTCGGCAGCGTCGGGAACGCCACTTGCGGGATGGTGATCTCGATCAGCGTCGGTTCCGGCACGTTCGGCAGCATCGGACGCTCCGGAATGACGATCTCGGCCAGCGTTGGCGCTGTTGGTGCGTCGCTAACCTGAATCGGTGCCGGCGGGCGTGGCACCTCGAAGCTGGTGATCGACGGCGTGAACGTCGGCGCCGTGCCCCAGGTGATGCCCTCGTCGAAACTGAGCGTTTCGTAGTTCGGCATCACAAACGGGTCGATCTCGCCCAGCAACGTCACATCCGGGGTATTCAGCTGCGCGCGCGGCGGCAAAGTAACGTCAGGAATCGTGATCGCAGGTGGAGGTGTATCTCCGGGCAGAAACCTGCCAATTCCCTGCAGGCCCTCGATTGCGGTGAATACGACGTCACTGAACTGGTTTACGCGCTCATCCATCGCCGCCATCTGCTGCACGACAACGCCCGCCGGGAACTCATACACGTATGGCATTGACGGCACTTCTGGGAATGTTACATCGGGCTGGAGCGGCATCAGAGTCTCCTGGACGTCTGCAACGCGATTGGCGTCATGTCATGTATGGCGAACGGCACGCCGTCCTCAGTGGTCACGGTGATGCGGTAGTACCGATTGCGTAGCCCGCGCCCGAACTTGCAGCGCGTTGTGACTGGCACAGCGGCCGCGCGCGCCGGAACGGTGTAGTCATAGGTAACTTCCTCGCTGCCTTCCTGCGTGTTGCCCACGGATACCAGCAACCCGGACTCGCCGGTGAGCGCGAGATACACGCCCTCCATGCGCCACTGCTCGATCGGGCGTCCGTACTTGTTGGCGGCCAGATCAGCCGTGTCGAGTAGCCCGGTGCTGAACGCTTGCGACGTGAGCGCCGCGCCCTGGTCGGTGGCACCGGTCATGGCCACGATGCCGGCGTCAGTGCCCAGCAGCAGTAGCCCGAACGCGCTGCATGAGCTGTTGGCCGGCGTGTTGCTGTACTGGCTGATCGCCAGCAGGTCAGTGCTTGCCGTCCACGCGCCGTCGATCGCGTCCTCGCTGGTGCGTAGCTGGTCGTCGGCATAGGCTTGGTCGTACAGCGACAGCTGCAGTGCCGTGCTCCACGCCAGCGCATCGCTGCCGCGCGCAGCATCGGCGTAGTTACCCCTGAACCGCAGCGTGTAGCTGAACGTGTCGCTGGCTGTCGCGCCATCGGCGTAGGCCTTGCGCAGCTTCATGCGCCTGCTGAGCGCGTCATTGCCGGTGGCGCCATCGGTGTAGATGCCGCGGGACCGCGGCAGGAACACCTCACTGGCAGTCGCCGCGTCCGTGACCGCACACACCAGCCGCATGTGTGGTGTCAGCGTTTCGCTCGCGCGTGCGCCGTCGGTCAGCGATATGCCGTAGCGCCAGCTCCAGGTTACTGAATCACCACCGGTCGCTTCATCGGTCGCCGTTGCGCGGCTACGGGGCAGGAATGCGTCGCTTCCTGTGGCGCCGTCGGAATACTGCCGCGTGAGTGCCATGTGCGGCGTAAGCACGTCGCCAGCAGTGGCGCCGTCGATGATCGCGGCGCGGCCTGCGCACGACAGCGCGTCATCAGCGGTGGCGCCATCGGACAGCACTACCTTGCCGCTCATTGCCAGCGCATCGGCGCCTGTGGCCGCGTCGGTCAGCGCATAGACCCACCGGAACGTTAGGCTTTCGCTCGCGGTTGCGCCGTCAGTGTAGTGCTCGCATTGGTCAGCCATCGACAACTCCGACGTATGTAGCCTGGTTGCGGGTCAGCTCGTTGATCAGCGGACCACCCGCCACGCGGAACTCGCTGGCGTTGGGGTGCGGGTCGTACTGTGTCTGCTCGCGATCGCCGAGCGTATTGCGTGTCGATGCGATGTACTGCTTCTCAAACGTGAGCGGGTCCGGGCTGGTCCGGCTCCACTGGTCAACCGCATTGGTCATCAGCCCGACCTGCGTGCGTTGATCGACCTGTATCGGCGACAGCTGGCTGGCGTTGTAGAGCATGACCGTCAGGTCTACTCGATCAACATTGACTTCCGATGTCCACGCCGGCAGCGGTGGTAGCGGGTTGTCGTAGACCATTTGATCGGCGTTGTCGCAGACACTGGCCCATGAGCCCTGGTCGGCGTCCTCGCTGCACGGGTAGTCGCTGCGACTCTCTGACCACACCGTGCGCGCTGTCACCGGCCCGCAGCCCGCGGGGTGCTCTGATCGCGGTTGCCCGGAGCGACTGTAAACGGTGTACCCGGCGAAGTTGCGCCATGTCGGATAGCGATGCGGGTCGCCCAGGTGCACATACACCCACGTCTGACTGAACGATCGCGTTCCCCACCCGTAGTGATAGGCGTAGTAGTACGCCGATCGATCAAAGAACGGCACGCGCACCGTAGCCCCAATTCGCGGGCCTGATTCAATCAACGTGGTTCCATGGCGTTTGAACGTCCGTCGGCGCGACATAACGCCGTGCGGCGGGTAATTGATGTCATCCGCCACGATGACGCGTGTGTAACCGATTGCGTTTGCCGTCAGCGTGTAGGTTTCGCGGTACTCGTGCGCATCAGCGCGGTCGTCGGCATCGGTCGTGAACATCGTTGGCTGCACTGTTGCCGGTGCCGTGCTGGTAGTTCGCGTCCATGACCCTTGGTACTGACACTCCTCGAAGGTGTCGTCGTCGCTTGGCGCTGCTGGCCGCGGGTCGCTGAGAAACGACACAGTCTTGAGGATGTCCCCGTGGTGCAATACGTGAACTACCGTTTCGCAGCGCGGGGCGGGTGAGATATTTGGCCCGAACTGCTGCCGCATCTTGTGGCTGATGCAGTAGCCCAACATCGGCTCCGGAAACTGAATCCAAGGCTGATACAGGCCTGGCCAATACAGCTTGCCTTCCTGCATCTGCCGTACCGATCCAGTCGCCTGCGCAATTGGATCAAGCGTGATTCCGCGCAACATAGCGACAGCCGCCGCAGTTGATGACTGCGCCAGAACGCCCTGGCACTGGGTTCGCGTCATCCTGTTCGCCTTGGCGGTCAGCCAACGCTTTTCATCGCCGCCGATCTGCGCCAGATCCAAGCGGCGAATGACTCCGCGCGCTTCCGGAGCAGGCTCTACGGTGATCGTTGCCCCAACCGACAGCTGAATGGCGTACCACACGCCTCGCTGCACCCGATCGGACTCGTACCGCCATGCCGTGACGTGCGCCTCGCTGCCTCGCTGGTTGAAGCTCCAGCCCATGGCGGTGCTGTACGGGCTGTGATGGTCGTAAAGCGGTTCGAGGTCTTCCGGCGTCAGCAACTCCTGCACGTAACCGGCACGAATCGCCTGTGTGAGCGCGTCTCCAGTCGGGAATGCCTCACCAGTCGGCCATCCACCGAACGCTTCGAGCGCCGTCAGCGCCGGCGTGTCTCCGAGCGCTTCGAGCTTCTGCCGAAACCGCTCGTCTTGCTGCGTCACCTCGTTGAGCGGTAAAGGCATCGCGAGAACGCCGCTTTGCACGCTGATCTCGATCAGCCACAGTACGTCATCGGCCGCTGTCGTGATTCCGTGCGTGCGCGCGAACGACCAGTCGTAGAGCACGCGGCGGCCTGTACTTCTGACACGTTGCTCATAGGCCGGCAGGATCTGTCGACGCGCAGCGTCAACCCCATATTTTGTCAGCAACGGCGGCTCGTTGTCATAGCGGCTGCGGTCCGGCTCCTTGCCGAACCCCAGCAGCATCTGCACGACCTGGCACATCTTGCCCGAGTACAACGTCGGCACCACGCGCATGGTCTGCGCGGGCCGGATCACGCCCGTCATTTGCTTCCACCGGGCTTCGAGCGCGTCGTCCGGCTTGATGGCAAGCCGTTCATTGAGTGCCGCCCCAGATGGCAGGTCGAACACGGTAGCGCAGTACGGCGTTGGCCAGAACGACTCCATCGTCGGCGGCCTTTCTTCCTGCTCGACCAGTACCGAGCGGAGTGCCACACCAGACAGAAAGTCCGGAACGTCGGTGACTGCCCTGTATCTGCTGTCAGCGGATTCCTTTGCTGAGTAGCCCGCCGTAATGACGGCCTTGGCAATGCCTGGCCCAATGAATGCCACCACGTAGGCCTTGTCCGACAGCCGCATCTGCGTCGACGCGGTTTCAGCGCCGCTTCCGCCGAGCTTGGCGCGCAGTGCCTCAAGACACTTGCGCGCCATCTTGACGTGCCTACCCGCCTCGATTGGATCGCCCTCGAAGGCGATCGAGTCGACCGCCATCAGTGATCAGATGTCGGCGAGCGTCAGCGTGTAGTCGGCGTCGAACAGCAGTCCATTGGGGAGGACCAGCTGCGTCGGCGTGCGCACCGCATTGACCAGGATGCCCGTCGTGCCGCCACGCGTGGCCACGGTGTTGAGCCCGAACCCGTTGACGTTGATCGACGTGGTGGCAACGATCGTGAAGCGCGCCAGCGATGCGGTGTTGCTGATCGACTTGGCTGCCGCGGTGCCATCCACCCATTCCGGCCGCGTCGCCTCCGAGTAGCCCTCGGTGGTGCTGGTGATCTCGGTGGCGTTGGCCGCGTAGTTGGCCGCCGTCCAGTTGGATGCCGGGTCAACTGCGCCGCTGCTCATGCCAAGGTAGAAGCTGGTCGGCTTCGCTGTGGCTCCAAGGTACACCGCCAGCGCAGCGGTCAGGCCTTCGTCGGTCCACAAGTTGTGTGCCGGCTCGAAGCTCATCGCGCCGTCCGGCGTGCTGAAGTGGAACCAGCCGCCCAGCTGCAGCTCTCGCTTGATCAGCACGCCCTTGTCGTTCATGGCGTAGTCGCCATTGCGCACGGCGCGCAGGATTTCGAGCCGGTGGCGCATCACGCGGTTCTTGGCCTTGAGAATGCGAGACAGCAGCGCCCGACTGTGCCCGAAGCACAGATTCATGATTTCGCCCATTGGTGGTGCTCCTACGTTTCGAGAAACGCCGTGATCCGGCGGTCGTGAACAACCAGAGATCCGCGTTGCGCGGCCCCGGAACTGAATGTCTTTGCGCGCGGCTCGATGACCTGTCCGCTGGAAGTGCCAAACGCAAACCCGCGGCGACCGAACCAGCACGCTGCGCGTGTCTGCCCGAGGCCCAGCTCAGCATCAAACAGCGTCGGCTCGACGACTGCGCTGCAGCCCGGTATCGGCGGAGCGGCCGCTGTCGCCGCCGGGTTCCACGCTGCCGGGTCCGTGCCCGCGAGGAATCTGACGCCCATTGCCGTTGCTACCCACACGCCACCCTCGACCGGCTCGACCATCGTCAGCCACGCCGGCATGCGCACAAAAGCGCGCGTCGGCGAGCACAAATGCGTGCGGTACGGCTCGGTGTACCAAAGCGTGTCGCCGCGGGCGATCAGCAGCCGGCCCATCCACCAACGGACAATGTGCCCGCCTGGCGTGCGGCGCAGGTGCTGCGTCGATGGCGTGGTGCTCACGTCTCCGGATCCGATGAGGTACGTGGTCATTCCCGTGGGCACAGTCGCGCACCGGTGCAGCACGTCACCGTTTGCATCCGTTCGGTAGATCCACGCGCTTGCCGCATCCGCAGGCCATGCCAGCGTCAACGTCAGCCCGCCACCTTCGGCGATTCGTACATACCCGAGCCCGGACAGCGATCCTTCCTCGCCACTGGCGCCGATATAGCTCAGGCCCACGGCGTAGGTGCCGGCGCGCAGGCCTCCGGATGCGGATGCCGCAACAGCCACCATTGACCCATCGTGCACGCCTACCTGGCGCGCGCCGGTGCTCGTGATCTGCCCCGTCATGCTGGACTGCGTGAAGTACACGCGGTCAGGCCCTGCCGCAAAGCTCACCGGGCCCGTGCTCGGCAGCGTCAGCAACGTGGTACGCGTGTAGTCGCTTGCGATGCGCACCAGCGAGGCGCCCACCGCTCCATAGAGCGTCGAGCCATCCGACCATAGCGAGTGCACACCTGCTACCGCGGACGCCAGCGCCTGGCCGGCGCGCGTCTGCAGCCAGCCATCGCGGTTGATGTCTAAATCGATGCACGTGCGCAGCGCTGACGGGCGCAAAGCCACGTCGCGACTGATCGTGTCGATGCCGTCAGTGAACGGCCCGATGCGCAGGTCAGTCATGGGCTACCTCGTGAGATCCGATTCCACCCGCGTCGAACGCGGCCAGTGCCATCGCCAATGCGTATTGGCTGTTGCAGATGCGGTTGCCGCCGTCATGCGCAGCGGTAGCAAGTCCGAACTCCGCCGCATCGCGCCCGGTCGGTTCGACTGGCAGCGTGATCGCAATATCGCCCGTGAGCAGCGCATCGAGCCCGCTCCCGCCCACGACGAACGACAGTAGCGTCGAGCCCATGCCGCCCATGGCCTCGCCGTAGGGCTGAACGTCGTCACCTGCCTGCCACTTGCTCGGCGTGCCGATCGTGCCGGCGCTCACGCCGGACGGATCGATGCGACTTACGCCGCGAACCTGCGCGCCTTCGGGCACCTGGAACTGCGGCCGCTCGATTCCATTGACGCCCCACACCCGATCGATATGCGTGACCGTTGCCGTTCCGCTGGCCGTGTGGACAGATCCCACCGGGCTGAGGAACGTGCGCGAGCGCACTCGCATTCGATCGCCCGACCAGCCGGGGAACGGCGTCATGTCAAGCATGTCGGTTCCGCCGAACCCATCGAACGTGCGGTGCAGGTACTGCACCAGCATCTCGCCCCATTGCGTCGAGTAGATCGCGGTCATTGGGAACGGGTCGTATTGGTACGATGCCCACTGCGTTCCAATGCGTGTTGCAACCAATCCGGACAGATCCAGCTGCCGATGCTGGTTCTGCACCTCCTGATTGCCAAACGCTCCCGCCATCCCCTGAACGATCAGCGTCTGGTCGCCGGTGTACGGTGGTGGCGCAACGATCGTGTCGCCGAACAGCGTGGCATCCAGTCCATTGCCATCGCAGTCCACATCGGTCTTGCTGTTGACGATTGGAAAGCCTGATCGAAACGCCCGCCAACCAAGCAGCGGCAGCGTGCGCTGCTGGTTGGTCACAGCCGTATCAAAGCCGTACAGGCTCATGAGCGTCCCAACGCCGGTCATGGCGCGGTGCTCGTGCGTGACCAGTGTGGACCCAAACCGTGGCCGAGTCGGATCGAACCCAAAGATCCGCGTGTCTATCAGCTCGCCCTGCCCGCGGCCTATTCCGAGCGGGCCGAATATCCAATGCGGGGTAAGGCGAATGTCGCCAATCCTGCCGAAGTCGTGCTCGTCACTTGTTGTTACAAACTGCGTGCCAGGCATTGTCGGAATGCCGACGGGCCCACCCTCGCCGTAGCCCGGAGATGGAATGCCGATTGGCCAAATACCATTGGCCACCACATTCGCGGTGCCAAACTCAGCCGAAGCTATGCCGTATGGGTACACGTAGTTGGTGCGGACGCTGACACCACCAACGGCCGTTGTTGTTCCGACTGACGCTGCCTCAAGGAATTGCGTGACTGGCGGATCCGGCAACTCGTTGCGAATCCAATGCGTCTCCGGCACAAACCCGCCAGCCCCGGCAAACGACGTGCGCACCGTCTGGCGACTGTCGCGCACCATCGCCAGCGCGAACAGGCTGTGCGTTTCTCCGGCCAGCGTCAGGTACTCAGGATCACGGGACACGCGCGGCAACCCACGCGGGCCGGCGTCGAGCCCACCTATGCGCAGCTCGCGGTCCTCATTGACCAGCGATGCGGTGCCATAACTCGTGTGCGGCAGAACGCGGTCAGGGATAATCCTGTTTTGCCGATGTTCCAGGTACAGCGTGCCGGTCGTTGGCGTCCAGTAGCCATCTGGCGCAATGAAGCGCTCCCAGTTCTGCGCCAGCGGCGCCGGCCACAGCGGTTGCGGCGGCCCCTCGATGATGGCGACTGACCTCACCGCCCGCGACACCCAGGGATCGCCGGTTGCGCCAGCGTCCGGGAATATCTGCTGCACAAACCGCAGCTCATTGAACACGATCGGCTGCGTCATGGTGAGCGTCGACAGCCCAACTGGCCGCAGCAGGCGCCCATTATTCAGCGCGTGGTGCCACGTGGAACTGTAGAAGCTCTCGAACGGCTCAGCCGCCAGCGTGCGCTCCCAGTAGGTGGCGGTAGTACCCGCACCAACGGCACCCGCGGCGAGTCCTGCCGGGTTGATCACATGGCCACTGCGCGTCACGTCGACGCGGTCTGCAGCGACACCTGCGACGAGGCCCTCGGACCACACCGTCATCATGCGCATGTACGGCGTGCCGATGCCTCGATCTTCCGCCGTGACACCGTATGAGTGCAGCAGCGTGCGCAGCAGCGGCACCATTTCAGCCGTGCCGAACAGCGTTTGCGCGTATCCCAGCGGCTTCAGTTCGCGCAGCGACGAGATCACCTCGTGCGTGCCGACAGCGCCTGCAGCGACCGCATAACCGTAGACGCGCTGCAGGTTGCTTGCGACCGTTGCAGTGCCCCACTGCCCAGCCAAGCCGTCCAGCGGCCCAATCGTCAGGTACTCTCCAACGAATGCACGCCCGAACGATGTCGCGTAGAACCATGGCGGCCGCACATCACGCGGAGACTCGCCAATGGATGGCGTTCCTATGCTTCCGGCGATCAGTGCCTCCGGCCGTGCATGCTGCAGCCAATGCGTGACGTCAGGTTCATCCAGCATCGGTGCGAGCAGCGCGGCCGGCGACAACCAGCGCAGGTCGTTGCGGATCTCTACACTGCCTAGCGCACCTGCGTAGAAGCCAGTCGGCCAAAGCGCTTCAAGGTCGTTTTGAAGTGCTGCGGTGCCGAACGCGCTGTGCGTGGCCCCTGATGGGCTGACGCGGTCTGCATCAAGACGCGCTGTCGTTGTACCAATCGCGCCGGCCGAAACGCCTGCAGGCGACAGCGTTTCGAGCACGTTGACAACACTGGCTGCTCCGAACGCAAGGCTCAGCCAGCCAATCCCGACGATTGTGCCGTCAGGTATCTGCAGATCGCCGCCAACGTCTGTGAATGCGGGCGGGGTGTAGCCGTTTGTGATCGATCCACCCGCATCCGTAAATGCGGGCGGGTTGTAGGTGCTCATCCCGGCTGCATGCCAGGCACAATCACGTCACGCTCGCCGCTGGAGACCACGCCGCGGATGACCACATCGTAGCCCTCTGTGCGCGCTGCAAGGCCTGTGAAAGCATAGGTGCCGTCGCTGGCTGACGTCGTCGTAGCGACGAACACGCGCGATTCGCGGTCAAACAGGTCGACGACGCGTGCAGCTGGCGCTCCGCCGACACGCACCAATCCGTCTGGTGCGTCGCCGCCGATGCGCAGTGCACCTGTGGATATTGTTGCTCGCACCGTGTCATGGACGCGCAAACGGAACGCTAGGCGTAGTCCGTCGACCGGCACCAATGGCGTATTTAGCAGTGTATCGATGATGAGCGGCACAGCCTACGCTTCCCAGATCAGCCCAAAAAAATCGAAGTAGCTGAATGCACGACCGACGCTTATGTACTCATACTCAGTAACGCCGGTAACGGTGGCGTCGAAGATAGTGCCACGCACAATGTTGTCCGCGGGCACTAAGGACACTACGTTGAGAAGTGGCAGGATTAGCGGCGTTGGGACGTAGTGTCGGAAGATTTGGAAATCCCCCGGAGAGCCCGCAACCACCGTGCCTGTTGCGACCAGATTGTAAGGAATTGCGGCGGCATACGAGTTAGGCGCCCCTCCGAATGACTGTATGCTCCCGCCTGCGGCTTGCGTGAACCCAGTTGCGAACATATAGCAGACCGCCCAGCAACAGTAGTTGGCGCCACCTTGCGGTCCCCTGTAGAACACAAATCCAGTACCTGTACTACTCCCGGCGGTATCCTTCGTGCGCTCAATAACGAATGAGGCGCTCGCATATTGAGTGTTGCGGCTCTCGCACTTGAACGCCGCCCACACGCAGCCGTTCGCCATGCCGGCGTAAGAGACTCTTGGCGTTGTTGGCGAGGTGATGTTTTGTGAGTTTGTCTGCCCATTCTCGCGCGCAATGCAGATGCCAGTAATGGTGCCAGAACCATTACTTCCAGTGCCTATCGTATACCAAACTCCGGGGCACGTAGCTCCGCCACTCCCCGTCCCGTACTCGATTTTGACGAAGATTGGAGCTGTCGCGTGTAGCGAGTCATCCAGGTAACGTATTTCGTAGCCTGCAGCTGTGTTTGAGGCTGGCCTCGTCACCGTCGCCCAATTTATTTGCCCACTATCCCCGGACTTGGTGAACCCGATGTCGTCGAGCATGTTGGACAGCTCAGACCCCCACGCCCGGAACGTAGCGTCGTCGGTATGCGCAATTACCGCTGTGTTTGTCGCTCTGGCCATTACTGCACCATCTCCCGAAACTCCCTGATCACCCCATCCGCCCGCGTGGCCGCATCACCCACCAGCAGATCAGTCGGCGCCTGCGCCCCACACCGCTGCAGCAGCCACGCTGCCGCGTGCTCCACTGCATCCTGCGGAAGCTGTGCCATGCCGCTGCGCTGCCACGCGAACGCTTGGAACGTGGGCGTCTGCACCAGCTTGTGGATCATCTGCATGCGCTGTGCGTGCTCCGGCCGTACCGGCGAGTTGTGGCCGAGCTGCAGCGATTCCGCGCCATCTGTCGAGATCGTCTGCGCTGGCGCTGTCGGCTGCTCCGCGCGCGGCTGTTCGCGCTCGAACATCAGCACCATTCCAGCGCCGATCGCATGCTCCGCAGCGGCCAGCGCCTGCTCGCGCGTTAGCGCCACGTCCATGACCCACGTGCCATCTGCCAGTTCGCGCAGCGCACCGCGCGCGCCGCTGATCTCACGCATAGCGGATGCCGGCCTCCGCGTTGACGTCGGCCGGCCCCGCCGTGACTAGCCCGTCGCAGGCTTTCGACAGCGCCTGCTCGGTGTCCGTGCTCAACGGCGAGTCAAATCCGAAGCGCGTCGCCACAAAGCCCTGCGGCTTGATGACCTGCAGCAAGTGATCGTTGTTCATTGAGCGCCCCTTACAGCTTGAAAATACGATTCGGCCCGTTATCCCAGGACACGATGATGTCGCCCGAGTTGCCCGTGATGGGCAGCCCATTGGCCACGTCGATCCACAGGATCAGCGGGCTTGTCGCCTCCGACCCTGAGTCGGCATAGCCGATGATTGCCTCGATCGTTACACCCGTCGCCACTGACACGAACCGGATGTCATCACCATCTGCAGCGCCGCCGGTCGTGGTCTTGTTCGCCAGCGTGATCGGCCCCGAGATCCGCGGCGGTGTCGGCGGCGTGCTCGACGTGATGTCGATGAACTCGTGCGTCGAGAAATTGGGCGTGTACGCACTCGTGTCGATCAGATAGAACCTGATCGTCGCCGTGAGCCACGCGACCGACGAGACGCACTCCAGGTAGCGCTTGCGCCCCAAGTCAAACAACGTATTTGCCATTTTTGCGGCTCCATAACGACGAAACCCGCCAGTTGGCGGGTTTCAGGTGGTGAATTTATGTGTGTTTTATCAGTCGGAACTGGAAGGGTTGGGTCACGTCACCACCGCACCAGCCGCCACGAACAGCGCGTCGACCTGCTCAGTACGCGAGCAATGCACTTGCCTGCTCCTGCGTCAGCAGCCCCGCGCCAACCAGTGCTTGCACGCCCGCAATCGTCTCGTCAGAGCCCAGCCACACCAGCGGCTCGGCGTCGAGTCGCGCGAGGTAGGCTTGAAGCTCGGGCACTACTTCCGCTGCCGCGAGGATCGCCAGATAACTCTGCGCCGGAATGCGCCGGATGAACGCCGCCGTCGAGATTGCGTCGCTGCGCGTCGTGTCGCGCAACTGCTCGGCATACTGCTCGATTGCCAGTTGCACGAAACCCTCGACACTGCCGCCCGTGCCAGCAGTCGTCGGCGGGACAGTGGTCGGAATCGTCGCCGCGTAGGCCGCATGCACTGCGGCGAGGTGGCGCGGGTGCGTGAGAGTGGCTGTGATGGTCATGTTAGTTTGTCCTTATGCCGCGATCACGGTGCGGATGTGCCCGGATGGGTAAATGGTCGTCGCCGCGATGCCGGTAAACGTGACTTGAAGCGCGCCGTTTGTCGTGTCAGCAGTGCAGGTCACACCGGGCGATCCGCCCGACAGGTCGGAGCCGAAAGTGGTCGTCACGTTGGTCCCAACGATTGCAGTTGCCGCCGCATTCGCCCCGCGCCGGATTGTGCCCTGCACTTTCCAGCTCGCGGATTTAAGCGAGGCATCGTGCGCCACGACATCGACCTCGAAAAACATACTGGAGTTATTCGGTAGCACCATCTGATTGGTTGCACTTGCAGCGCCCGCGTCGGACGTCATTACCGTTGCAGTGGCGTCGGTGCGGGCCGCGCAGGAGATCGGCAACACCATTGTCTGCCGGTCGCCAGCGGCAGATCGCTGGACCGACGAATATGACCCGGCGCCATAAATGCCGCGCGTAGTGCCGCGTGCGCCGCCAGGAATCCAGGAGTCTTGCCCGGTGACTTGGTTAAACCGCCCGCCGGCTGCTGTCGCGCCAGTTGCCGACGCCAAATTGTTGATTCCGCCGCCCACAGTTGAGTTTGTCCCGGACGCTGTGTGCTGCTCGCCGCCAGCGATCACAGACTGCGCGCCGCTCGCGACTTGGGCTGCCGCATTCCGCGCTTGCTGCCAGTCGACTGCGCGAGTGCCTCGTTTGTTGCCGGCAGCAGTGGTCGCGTCTGGTATTTGCGCTAGCAGCGCGCCAGTCCCCTTCGGAATCAGCGCGGCGTCAACATTCGTCGCCGCGTTGTTTGCAGTAAATGATGCAACTGGCACCGTTGAGTTTGGCGCTGACGTGTTTTCGGCGGCAGTAAATCCGGTTATTGACGCGGCTGGCGTCCCACCCACCGCCGTCGACCCCACGCGGCGGATGTACTCGCCATCAGCGACAGCGCCGAGTGTGAGCAGCGTCGGGCCAGATGTCTCGCGTAGGCCGGATGCGGTGCGGTCGTCTGTCCCCTGCGCTGCCGTCGCATAGCGCGTGTCGGCATCGCCGCGAGTCGGGATCGATGTCGAGGCGCCGACGCCGATTGCGCGCGAAACTACCGTGCTGCCGTTGCCCTCAAGTAGGCCGGTTAGATCGGTTGCGGTCGCGACGGTGACGGAGTTTGGGCCAGTCGCGCCCGTTGCGCCTGCTGCCCCGGTAGCGCCTGCTGCGCCAGTCGGGCCGGTTGGACCTGCTGCGCCTGCGTCGCCCTGCGGGCCTGTTGGGCCAGTTGGGCCGGCAGCACCATTGGCACCGGCAGCGCCGGTTGGACCAGTCGGGCCGGCAACGCCAGCGTCACCTTGAGGGCCGGTCGGGCCGATGGACCCGGTCGGGCCTGCGGGTCCGGTGGGGCCGGCTGGGCCAGTTGGTCCGGTTGGTCCGACGGGACCGGTTGGTCCGATTGCGCCAACACCACCCTCGCTAAGTAATACCTCGCGTGCAACCGTAACCGCGAGCGTCGCCCCGCGCACGGTGATGTTGATCGTGCTCATCGGGTCGTGTCCGGCTGCACTTCAAATCGCCCACCGAACGGCGTGATGACAACGCCACTCGCCCAGGTAATCTGCTGGTCATACCAGCGCTTGATGTTTCTGCGCTCCGACGCCGGGCACAGTGCATTGGTCAGAGCCGGCGGCATCTGCTCCCACCGCCACGCGCCAGCCGCCGCATCTGTGATGGTGATCTCGAACTCCGGAACCCCACCAGGCGCAGCCGGAGCCCCGCTGGTTCGCCCGACCGCAAGCACAGCCCCGGCGATCGCGTCTCGGAACTGCACGTAGATCTCCGCTCCCGTGAGATCGACGGGCGTTCCATCGTCGTTCGTCCAGACGTGCTCGACAATCGGGTACGTATCGCCGCGCACGCATACCAGCGCCGGGTCGACCTCGGCAACGAAGTGCACCATGTCCATTACCAACACGCCCTTGTGCGCTGCCCGCGCACCTGTTGTCGGATGCGCAGCGAGTGCGCAGTCACTGGTGGACCGAAGTGGGTTTCAAACTGCTCCAGGTGCATTGCAGCGCGTCGCAGGTCGCCAGCATCTGCATCGCGCGTCAGGAATGCCCAGTAGGCGGCCCAGTGCACCAGCTGCAGGTGCATGTGCGACGGCACGCCAACTGGCACACCGGTCGCGCCACTCACGGTCAGCTGCTCTGCCGTGGTCGGCACGCGGTAGCCGTGCAGCGTGAGCGTGCCTGCAGCGTCCGGCACTGGCGCTACGGTGTAGCTGTCGCTGGCGATGTCGACGATGATGCGGCGGGTGATGC